ATACAATCCTCCATCTTCGCCAGGTCTTACAAAATAATCTGGTGGATTTTCTTTTGGATTTTGCATATCACCCGCTACATAAATAGTACCATATTTAAATAGTTCATCGTAAATAGATTTAAAAAATCTACCTTTTTCTTTTTCTTGCCCACTTATATTAAATGTAATAAGTAAACAAAGTGTAAGTAAAATTTGTTTCATTTTTGTTTTTGTTGTTAATCGAATAAAAATGCAGTGGCAATACTGTCTTTTATTCTTTGGTTTTCTTCCCTTGTTGCTTTTGCTTTTCGGGCTTTTTCTTTATTTTTTCTATCTTGCTCAGCGTCATATTCAAGCCTTTCTTCAAAGGTCATATTTGCTATTCTTTGTTCTTCTTTTCTTTTGTTTTCTTTTCTAGTCTTTTTAGCTTTTTCAATACCTTCTTTTTTTCTTCTTTCCTTTGCTTCAACTTTTATTAAATCGTGTTCTTCGTTTTTAGCTCCAACTCCCCATGTTCTCCAGCCTAATGCTAAAGCTATTCTTTGCCAAGCAGTATTTCTTTGGTCAAGCGCCTCTGCCACCCCATTAACTTCTATTAAGGCCCTATCTAATGGTAAATTAAACAATGCCGATGCTAATTGTCCTACAACATTGTAGCTAGGGCTTATATTTAATCTACCATCCATTGTAACTTCCCACCCTCTTTTTGCTATAATATCTGCATCAATTCTTGATGTTTGAATAGCGCCATATATTTTTCTAGCCTTACTGCCAATTGGAGGAGATATATTTATTGCTTCAATTATAGTATAAGCATGATCAGCTAAAAATCCTTTTTGCTCTTGCTCATAGTATTCTCTAATTGTATTTTTAACAGTAGATAAAACAGCACCTTTTAATCCAGATCCTCTTAATAAAGTATCTATCATGCTATTAATTATGGTTTCCTGCTTTTTAGCTTGTCTAGCTAATTCTTTTTCTTCAGTTTCTTCTTCATCACCAAATCCTGGTACTAATGCAAATAATGCATTTTGTAATGAAGCAAATATAAAGTTTTGTATCATACCATAATAAACTATCTTAGATATATTGGTTTTTGCATCCCCGCGTCCATTTATAAGGTCCTGACCAGCTTTTTTAATTAATCTTGAATATTGCATTGGAGTATTCTGGAAAGCCAATATAAGACGCCCTAATACGCTCGCTTGTTCTTGAGAAATTAACGATGGATCTGCAGATTGCTGATTCATATCAGATATTTTGCTAAAATCTGCCCAGGCTTGTGCTTCTGCTTCAGCTTGAGACATTCCTTGCTTTAAATAAGTATTAATTCTATTTCTATAAAAAGTTGCACCACCACTAGAAATTGCAAAGTTATCTGCAAGTTGTGTTGGTGTAAAACCAATTTTTAATAAATAAGATATAACACCTCTAACACCACCCCTTTTAGCAGCCTCTGCTAATTCAGCTTCCTGCACATCTCCTTTTAATCCACCTCTTCTTTGTTTTAATTTAGCTGAATTCCATATAAATGCAAAGTCTGTCCAATATTGTTTTTGATTTGCAAATGCAATAGCAGATTTTAATGGATTATTATCTGACCAATTTATAAAGTTAAATGATGATATAGTTTGTAATAACGCGGATCTTCTATTAAAGAACATTATAGTACCAATGGCATCATTAACCCAATTCATCCAACCATTAACTATTCTGTTTTGTCCAAATGTTCTATTTCTACCCGTTTTCATTCTATAAATAGAATCTTCTAAAGCCTCTCTATGTTTAGTACCATATAAAGCTTCAATCTTATTAAGGGTTTTTTCATCAAATATTAAATCAACATTTTCATTAAATTCAGATAAATACTCTTTTCTTAATACTTTATCAGCAAAGTCTCTATAATCTTGCATTATATTGCCAGAATCCCAAAATTCAGTAGGTTCAATATATTTGGTTCTTTTTGTAATAGATTGTACACCATCTGCAAAACCAGATAATTCAGAATCATTTTCTACAGTTTTATTTAATAAAGCAACATCTCTTTTTGATAATCCATATTTTGTCATATCATAACCAGACCTAGTAAATAATGTTACTCTAACTGCATTTTCATATGTAAAGTTTGTCCCTGGTATTTTTTTACCAAGCTTTCTTCTAAAAGGCTTACCCATTAAATTAGTTAATCTACTATAATCTTCTTTCATGGTTTGCCTAGCAGTTTCTAAAGCCGCTACACCTCTAGCATAAGGTGTCATAATATTATCTTCAATAAATTTTTGGTCTTTTTCACCTTGCTTGCCTTTACCAGCAAATGCATATGCCGTTAGCCCTCTAAAATCTTCAGCAGAAGGCGGTATGTACCAATTTAAAAATGACCATTTATCTTTTTGCCTACCTTTAATTCTTGCTTGAATTTTTGAATACTGAGCTTCAGCTTTAATGCCTTTTTGCCTTTCAATCATTTGATTCATTTCTGCATTCAGCCCTTTGCTCCACGCAATCCTTGCTTGCTGTACTTTACTTTTTACGTCAAAATTATCTAATACATCTTTAACTGCTTTAACATTAGCAATAGCATCGTCAGCAAAATAAAAGTCATTATAACCTTCCGCAACTTTCCCAACTATCCAATCTGCTTTAGCTTGAGGGTCCCCATTTGCAAGCCCTGTAATATTTTCTAATTTTAAATCAATACCCATTCCTTTTAAAAATGCGTGTATAGCAACCGCCGCCTCAGGATCCCTGGCTGTAAGTATAAACACATTTTCATTGCCAAACTTATCAACCGCTTTTTTAAGTTTATTAAACAATGGTCCAGGCTTGCCATCTACAACTTTATTAAATTCTGTATAATCAAACTCAGCCCCTTTGCTCATTAATTCATTATGTTTTTTAGCAAATTCAGTAGCATTAATTTTAAACTTAGTGCCATCAGGCATTGTAACACCAACTTTACTTTTACTAATAGCAACGGTGTCATCAAAATCTAAAACACTAATTCCTTTACGTTTTTTAGAAAAATCCCAAGTTCTACCTTTACTAAAAGCTATATCTGTACTTTCAAGATATTTAATTGTTTCACTAAGCTTTCTTTTATTAATTACTTTACCTGCTTCTTCATATGTCTTACCAATTTCTATTTTTTCCCCTTTAGGGTTAAGACTTACAATAGCTTTAATTCTTGGATCACCAAAAGTTAAAAAATTATAATATCTTTTCCACACTGGTTGTTCTAATGTGTAGTCTGCGGGCATAAATTGTGTTAGTCTTACTTCGTCTAAAACTTTATCCATTGTTTTAGGAATTAAAGACGTTTGATATTTACTAAATAATTTATCAGCCAATGCATCTGCATCAGCATTTTTATTATTTACATAATAATCTATTAAGTTAACTATTACATAATTTGTAGGCATTATATGCTCCCATCTATAATCAGAAGCTTTTAACCCTTTTTGTATCGAAGCATATTCTAAATTAGCGGCTCTTTTAATAGGTGATTGCATAGTTTGTTGCATAGACATAATAGTCATACCCATGTCCATATTATCAAAAGATCTATCATTTTTAATAATCTTCATCATGTTTTTAACAAAGCCCTGCACTCTTTTTGCTTGCGCTTTTCTTTCATCAAAATCAAAATCATCCGAAAGTTCACCATTTTTATCAATTACAGAATTAGTTGCTTCTGGTAATAATGTATATTCACTAGGATCAATTACTTTGCCATCAATTTTTAATTCAATTAATTGGCCTTTGCCGTCTAGCTTATATTCTATTTCACCCTCATATTCATTTACTATTGTATCAAAGAAATCCTTATTATTTTCAAATACTTGATAACCTTGTTTAGGTAATTTACCTTTAGGGGCATCAGGATATAATTTTTTCATTTCGGCATCAGTTCTTCTAACTATTTGCCCTTTTTCTATTTTAAAAGTTCTATTACCTATTCTACCTGATGTAGAAAACATTCCTTTACCTATAGAAAATAAATCTATAATAGCTTGTTTTTTGCCTTTCTCTGTTCTAAACCTTCTAACAAATCTACCAACTAATCCTCTTTGTTTTTTTATTCTATCAATATCGTCAAACCCTTCAGTTATAGGCTTATCTAAGTCTAATAGTCTTCTTACAGTCTCAGAGGTTTCAGCATTAACAAATTGGTCTTTAAGGAACTTTCCAAGTACTTTTTTATTAATAATAGGTAGTTTTTTAACTACGGGTTTAGCTAAATTAAATAGTTTTGCATAATTATATAAATCGTTTGCAATAGCATTTATTTCTTTTTTCGTTAGAGCATCCCCATATACTTTTGTTAATTTACTTTTAAAGTATTCTTTCATTTCATTTCTAACCTCTTTCTCGCCTTCTTTATCTAACCCCTTAGGTATATCAACTTTCCCAACATCTAAAACAGTTGTAAATTGAGTTAGCCTATCATAAAATATTTCTTTTTTAGCATCTGTTAAATTATTGACACCTTTACTCCAAGCTATATTTCTTGTGCCAAATTGCATATCTAAATCATTAACAAATGCTTCGCCCTCATATCCCTCTTTTCTTAATACATCTGTTTGTAATTCAAAAGAAGCAGTTGAAGCCAGCCAATCAGCATAAGATAGCACCCTAGCTCCATATACATTGGACGCTTCTCCTTCCGCCTTCATGTATTCTTTAAATTTTTTCCTAGCGTCTTCTTTGTCAATCTTTTTCCATTTTCTATTTCTGGAATATATATTTTTAATTTTTTTACCTTGGCTTAACCCTTTATCTATAGCGTCATTATGTGCTCTAGCTTCAGCTACACTCATAAACGCAGGTGAACCATCTGTATTTGTTGCTCTTTCTGTTAAAAATGGATATTTAGCATTTGCAGTTCCAATATCCATTCTATCCCACATTGCATCAAAAGTTGAATCTACAAAATTTTCAACATTGATTCTTTTTTGCTTATTTGATATTTTATCTTTCTTAGGATCTGTATTAAATTTATCACCTCTTTGCATTACATTTCTAAATAATAAAGAAACTTTTTGTTGATACTCTTTCGATAATTCTGTTCTAAACTCTGGAGTACCTATAGGATTTTTAAATTTACCAAGTTTTGTTTTAAATGTTTTTAATATATTATTTTCAATTTCAGTTGTAATTTCAGTGGGAAGTGGGACTAACTTACCATCTGAATCTTTAAATTTTAAAGTATTAAGTAAATCTTTTTTCTTTTTTCTTTTCTTATTATCTTCCCCTCTTTTTTTATCATCATCAGTTGGGTCTGTATCAGTTATATTTTTTACTTGCGGAGCATTAGGATCTAACCTTGCTGGTAATTGATTAAATGTTTGTTTAGCTAAAGTAAACACTCTAAAATATCCTCTATTTCTTACAAATTTATCTAAATCCTGTGTTTTTACAATACCATCTTTACCAGGTTTTAAGTATTCTTGCTGAATCATAGTATATAATTCTGTAGCAACATCTCTTTCCCATTCGTCTTTAGTAACATTATTTCTATTCATAGGATCAACACCGCTCCAAATATAATTAGCTTGTGATTTAATATAAGGCATCATTTCTTGCATCAATTCCGATTCCATCATATCCTCTACAAGATTCCCATCAGAGTCTCTACTTAATTTTTCATTTAAAAAACTATTTAGTTTGTCTCTTTTTTCCTCTTCACTAATTCTACTATATCTTGAGCCGCTAGACCTATTTTCTTTTATAAATTTATTAAGCAAGCCTTCTAAATTAGTACCTTTTGACGCAGCTAAATCATATACACCCGCAGGGGCATCGGTGTCAATGTCTGAAATAAGAGTAGTAACCGCTGCACTTTGCTTAGCTTCTTTAATATCTTTCAATGTTAAATCACCTGCTTTAATTTTTTTACCAAGACCAACAACAAAATTATACATGTCATTTTCACCTCTAAAATCAAAATTGTAATCAGCATCAAAATGCTTCTGTACCATTGTACCAAATAATAGGGATAATCCTTTATTTTTTTTCTCAGTTACAAAATCAACATCTGAACGCCCAACATATTCTAAAAATACAGATATAACTTCTTTGGAGTCAAGTGATCCATCGCTATTATATATACGCCCATCTTTTAAAAATTCTTTATATAATTTTTTATCAACAGACTTTAAAGTAGTTAAAATTTGCTTTGATATATCTGCGAAAGCAACGTCATGGTCAGTACCAGAAAATATATCCCAAAATGCTTGATGACCAATTTCATGAGTTTTAATTTCAGACCTTTCATTAATAACTTGATTTTCAACTACAGCTATAGTAACTACATTTTTTATAGCGACTCCATCATTTTTACCAACTTTTAACCCCTTGATTAAATTATCTTTTAAATTTTTAACCGCATCTTCAATAGTCATAGTTTTACCATCCGGCATTTTATATTTACCATCTTCCATTAAAGTACCTTGCTCTTCTAATGTAGCTTTAGCAACTGCTGTTAAATCTAATTCATCATTAATATAATTTTCTGCATCTGCCACAGTATCAAATGATTGGAAATTATATCTATTTTTTACTCCTTTTTTAAGCTTAGCGTTATTTTCTTTAATTTTATCTGTCCAATATAAATCTGATGCTTCTCTTTCTAGTGCCGAACCTTTTGGGTCTTTACCATCAGCTATTAATTTTTGCTTAGCTTTGTCAATATATTGATTATAAAGCTTAGGATCTTTACCTGCTAATGCAATAAACTCAGTTCTAAATTGTTGCTTTGCTTTATCGCTTAATGCATTTGTTTTTATTGCATCAAGCTGGTTAAATTGATCTCTTAATAAATTAATTGCTCTGGCTTTATCTTCTTTAGACATTTCAGAATCAGGAATATTAAGAATTTCATTTGCAGTATTTTGCAATTCCATTTGTGCTTCAGTTATAGAAACTATATTAGACGCAGCGCCAGCACCCATATGATTATTAATTAAATCAGTTTGCCTTTCCATTTCAGCATTATACTCTTGGTTTACTTGCTCTAATTCTTTTATATAAATAGCCCTTGTTCTATCTGAAGATCTACCGTCATTAATTTTTCTACTTAATTCTAATTTTTTATTAAATAATTCCCTTGTTTTCTTTAAAGAATTTCTATCAGACATTCTAGACTGATACATTCCTTTTAAAAATGGAACTCCTGCAAATAATAATGTCATAGATGCACCAGAGAACCCTGCATGACCTATATTATCTAAGAGGCCTATATTTTTACCCGACATTATTTCAACACCGTTTTGTAAACCCATAGTGGTTGTTTCACCTAATGTTTCTAAAAGTATTTCACTTCTTAGTGAGGGTAATTGAGAATTAATAAATGCGTTTTGGCCGCCTTCTAATAATTTATCTTGCCCATTGGCAACCCATCTTTGCTGAGCTCTTTTTAATATAGGAACTGTTGTATAATGAGAAATTACACCTTCAATTCCACCATATCCAAGCGAGGTTAATAACATGTTAAGTTCAGAATAATCTGCCGTACCCTGCACCATTTCTGATTGCATATCTGAATATTTACCACCCGCTGAAGAAGCCCCTATTGTGAGAGCCCCATATCCACCACTCATCATAATAGCAGCAAATATTGGTAATTGTGTAGATGTTTCTTGAAGCATAAATCTACCAAATCTACTAGGGCTAGTAAAAGCACCATAATCTCCTGTAAATTCTACGTCTCTAGTATACTGTGCTCTTTCTCTTTGTGATAATTCATTATACCCTGTAAAAAAGCTTTGTACTCCTTCGCCTAATTTACCCTCAAAAGCTAAATGATCAACAGCCATTCCAGCCCAACCAAAAGGCGTTAAGTATTCTGTAATTTTATATCCAGTTTGCGCAATACCAAATGCAATATCACCAAACCCAAGCCCAATGTTACCCATATATTTTTCTCCTAATTGGTAATTCAAAGCAAAAGCTTGTCCTGCAATTTCATCATCAATAATTTCAGCGGCGGCATTATTTGCTTTTTCAGAGTATTCTTCTTGTAATTTAAAGCGTGTTAACATATCTTGATATGCTAATGCATATATACCCGCAACATTAGAATTAATAATTTTACCATTTTCCAATACAACATCTTGACCTTCGCCAAAATCAGGTAAAAATAAACCTTTTTCAGTTGCAAATTGTGTAAACTTTTCTATTTGTTCTTCTGTAAATCTAATATTTTCTGCACCAAGAGGGTTTTGTATTTGTTCTTCAATTATACGTAAAATTTCTTTGTCTTGTTCAATATAACCAATATTAACATCTTGTTTAGTCATATTTTTATCATACTCTTTAAATTCACGTAATTGAGAACTTACCTGACCAAGATAAAAGCGCCCTAATTCTTTGCCCCTATCACCCATTTCTGCAATATGTGTATCAACCCATTTAGCCTGATGTTCATTTATATGGTCAGTATATAAACGTTGTCTTACAATTTGTTGTGCAACTTTTTCAATAGTAATTTCTTCTTCTTCATCTAGTTTACCGCCATAATTAACAAAAACACTTCTTAATTGATTTTCATCTAAATTTTCATTTTTAAGTTTTTCCGAAGTGCTATTTATTAAATCTGAATGAGGATATGTAGTAGTAGTCGTTCCTTCGTGTATAGTTGCTGTAGGTGAATGTTTTGAAGCAAATGTAACTGTTCGTGGGGATGTTGTGGTAACGGGTTTAAATAAATCTTCATTATTTAAATATAATTTTTTGCCTTCCTCTCTAACAGGAGCCATTTCGCTTTCTTGTAAAGATTCATAATATGCGCTTGCTTCCAACCCTAAATGTTCCACTTGCCTCCATACATCCCAAGAATCTATATTACCAGCTTCAATTTCTTTCTTTAAAAAATTATGTAATTTTTTATTATTTTCTTCTGCAAGTTTATTAGCCCCCTCTTCATCTCTATAATCTAGCCAGTATTTACTTTCGCCATGTAACCCATCTAAATCAAATTCTAATACTATTTCTTCGCCAGATTTTTTACTTTTTATTTTAATTCTATCCCAGCCGACATCAGTTGCTTCTATTTTTAATCCTGGAATTTCACCTAAAATAGATTTAACCTTTGATAACCCATCATCTTCTTCACTGGTATATAACTCGAATCCTTTGCCTTTAACTAGTTTAGTCTTACCCTCTTTATCCTGTTTTGTTGTAACACCTCTTGCTTGGTCAGTAAGAATTTCAGCAAGTTCATCAGCTGATTTATCAGTAAAGCCTTTAACTTCTTCATCTAGTTTAATTAATTGTCTAGATTTTATATCATAACCGTACTTACCAGTTTTAATTTTTTCAATAATAAAAGCGTTATCCTTATCATCATGACTAAAACGTAATACCCCACCAGCTTTTTTAGCTAGTTCTATAAACAGTCCGCCTTCCCCAGTATAATTTTCCCAATCTGTTTTAGCAATATCACTAGGTAATTCTTCAAGTGTAATAACTCCGTCTCCATTATCTCTTTTTTTAACTATTTTATTAAAATATAGCTCATCTACATTTTGCCTACCATCTTGGTCTAACCCAATTGCTTCGGGAGCTTTTATAGTTAATCTTCTATCTAATATATTTGGTTCAGCAACCTCTGGAATATCTTCTATTTCAGTATTTGCTACCTCCTCATTAAGGGGAATATTATCAAGCCACGAAAAATCTTGAACTTCTTCCGTAGTTTGCTTTAATAATGATCCTTTCATATTTTTTTTATTCTGGGCAAGCGCCTTGAGCGTATGTTATTGTTCCATCAGAGTGCGTATATTTACATACCATAACACCACCGCCTCTATCTACGGTCTCTTTTTTTGGAGGTTTTGTATACCCTTTATATTTATCTTCATATTTACCTTTATAATAATCATCATATTCATCACCTAAATCATTTCTGTACATTTCTTCAGATTCTTTAGCAACAGTTTTAATACTGCCTAATAAATGATTACTTAGCCATTTTCTTAGAAGTGGTTCATTTTCTAAAACATCAACAAATTCATCAGGTAATTCAGGATTATTTATAATAGCCGACCCAGCACCCATTCCATTATCCATTACAATAGACATTAAATCCTCTCTAGACATGCCGTCTAATATATTATCTATTTTATATCTATAATTTCTTTCTAAATAGCTACCATCTTTAATAACCGACTTTAAGTTATGAGCTGTTTCTGTTAATGTTCTAAGTTCATTAAAACCTTCTGCGTTTATTAAATTATAATCATATCTAGGGTCACCAGACATTTTATTCATGTCTATTAACTCTTCACCATGTAATAAACTAACACCACCATTTTCATCAATTTCAATATCATATTCGTTATGTGGACTATATAAATTATTTAAATTTATTCTAGACTCATCTGAATATGCACTAATTAAATTATTGCCAAAGTCTTCGTAATATTTACCTCTTCTTTCTTTAAAACCATCTAAAGTAGTACTTAAATTTTTAATAGCGCTATTTATGCCATTCATTTTTTGTACAGCTCTTATATATTCTTCGCTCATAGGGTCTGCTTTTGCAGCTATTCTAGACGCTTCAAAATAATCATTTTTTTGAGTAATTAAAAATTCATTAACCTCAGGCCTCATTGATTCTTCAACTTTAGAAAGATCAAATGAACCATAATTATTAACATATTTTTGCATTTCTAATTCATCTGCTCTTTGACGCGCTAATTTATCTCTATATTTTAGCAAAGCCATACGACTATCTCCACCCATTAATCCCTTATACATAGGTGTCATAATATCTACATATGGTTTAGAGGCTGCCCCTGCCCCTCTAATTAATGCCGCTTGTTGTTTTATTGGTGAATTTTCCATGTTATTTATATTATACTGCCTGATTTTGTTCTATATGATCAGCACCAGCTCCTAATAAGCTACCAACCCCTCCCATTATACTTTGAGTTGCTGCTTGTCTTGCTTGATTTGCAGCTGCTACTCTTTGTTGGGACATTCCTAATAATGTACTTACTTTTTGTCTTTCTAGCCCTCTTGCTGTTTCTGCACCAGCTAGCTCTGCTTGATCTACTGCTGCCGCTCCTTGTGCCGCTTTTACTTGGTTTGCAGATTCTTGCGCGCCTAAGCCCGCTGCAGTTTGTTGTGCTGCTACATTACCTTGCCCTGCTAATGCTTGAGCCATTGCGGCAATACCAGAACCTCCTGCAGCACCACCCATATTAGACATAATATTAGACATATTTTGCTGTTGCTGCTCTCTTTCAAAATTAGCTGCTTGTTGATTTACAGTTAAATCTTCAAATTGATTTTCCATATTAGCCGCAAGGTTAGATGTATCTAAATTTTCAAATCTAGCTTTATTTCTATTCATTTCAGCCATAGCCGCTCTTTGCTCTTGCCTTCTTCCCTTGCCACCAATAATGCCACCCGCAATACCGGTTAACCCAGTTATTGCGCCTTTCATTACGCCGGCGGTAAGACCTGCTTGTTTTATTGCTGATGAGTTATATAATCCTTGTGCCATTTTTTATTAATTAATTGTTATTATTATTATTACATTTTTAATCAGTAAACTAACTTTATTTACTGCTTTGGAACACTTCTGAACCAACAGAAAATAATTCAACTTCTGTAGTAGAATCATTTCTAAATTGAACTTCTGCATAATATCCTTTTAAATTTGATGTATTTGCTCTAGATTCTTTTGCAAAGAATATATAGCTACTATTAGTAGGCGGGTCTACATTAACAGGTATTTGTGCTGTAACTGTTGTGTTGCCATTGGCGGCTACAGTTATACTTGCAATAGCGCCTATTTCGATAATAGTATCACCACCATCATTAGTATAATATAATACATCTCCAATTTGCGCTGATACATTCAACGCAAACGGGAATAGTAAAGTTATTAATTGTGTATCCATTTTATATTTTTATTATGTACAACCTGTACCTCCTCTTGTTATAGTTGTATTTGCTGAATCTGCCGCTTCTGGATCCCATCTTTGACCACAGAAAGTATTACCACTTGTTTCATTTCCAACCGATATATTTTGTAAATTACCGGTACAATCTATATATGTTATAGTTGTTGTTTTGGATGTTTTACCAGTATACACATATGTATATGTATAACAATTTGCAGAACAAGCACCAGCGTTTGTAATTGCAACTGTACCATCTCCACTTGTTGTATATGTTGCAGCTGGAGTAGTTAAACCACAGAATGTAAATGAATCACCATTAGGTACTTTTATAGTATAAGTTTTACCACTACAAGCTGTGAAATCTAAAGATCCACCTCTAGGTGCACTACCCGCATTATCATTAAGTGTCCAAGTACAACATGTATTTGTGCTGCCAACTGTTATTAATGATGTTAAATCTAATGTAAATGTTTGTGAAGTATCCCCATACTTTTCAATAATTCCATTAACTTTTATAGTAACAGTGGTTTGGTCCGCGGATAAAGTTGCTGTTACTGGTAATTCTAATACACTCCCTTTTCTATTGCTAAATTTTAACTCAGAGCCTCCTTCAGCAACAGTATATGGTAAATGTAACTGTTGAGGTGTTACAGTTAAATTATTACTAGCTATACTAGAAACTGTACATACAGGTGGTGTGCCAGCAGTAGTAACACTATAAGCGGCATTAGGGTCAGCCGCTTCCATCCTCATACCTGTGGCAATACCAGTTACCACCGCTACAGGCACCGTAGTGCTTAACTGTACTTCCTCTGTATTTTCTGTTGTATATTCAGTTAGGTTTGTCCAAGAGACTGTAGGGTTAGAAACTAAAGATATAGCTTGTCCAGCTGCCGCTGTAACTGTCCACTTTATTGTATTATAATAATTACTACTACCAACTGAAGGAGAAGAATTTGAAGGATATGTTCTTGTTATTGTAGTGCTTGCTTGTTCAGCATCATTTAATGCCGCAGATGTAACAGTTAAATTAGCGCCAGTAGTATTAAATGTTAATATTACTTTGCCATATTGATTTATACAAACAGGATTAATTTGCGGGAATGGTTCTATTAAATCCCCATCTAAAGTAAAACAATATTGGTCGGCTGTTGCAGATGCTGGTATTTCTATATTAACATCTACATACCCAGAAGCTGGTATAGTTTGTATAGGCGTTATTGAATAAGAATAAACAATTCCGCTATCTTCTGGTAATGTAAGTATTTCCCCATTGCTAGATTCTAAAGTAAATGTTGCGCCAACATTACCATATACACGCATTGTTTTTTGGCATCCATCAGGCCCTACGTCAGAGGTATCTAATGTGTAATTTGTTATTTTAATTTCAGGTACTTGTATTTGAGTAGGTTGAAATAATTTAATCCTTACTTTATCATTTATTAAATAAGCATCACTACCTTCGCCACATTTATCAGTAAAGGTATAGTTTACACTTATTGTAGTTGATGTTACCTGCCCGTCTGAATTAGTAGTATTGGTTTCTGTAACGCTATATTGATTAGAGTCTGATACAAATAATTCTGCAGACGGAATAGTTTGATTTGCAAAAAAGTATCCACTTTGACACGTATATGTTCTTGAAAATAATGTAACTGTTTGCCCTTCTACGCCACAGACATTAAATATTGTGTTTTCTGGTATAGGACTACCAGTTTGAATATTATAATATGTGCTTCCTCCAGAAACTTCTAAATCTATATCGCAGCAAAGCTCACTTATAACTGCCTCGCCAGAAATACAAAGAGCTAAATCAACATTAGCCGCGGGCATTGTAAATGGATTATCAAAAGTAACTGTGCATAATACATTATTGCCATCTTGAGTAAATATAACAGTATTTATATAATTTAAATCTGTATTTGTCCAAGAAAAATCATTGGCATTAATTGAATAACCTTCATCTGGTGTTATTGTTAATACAGCAGTAGGATGAGTATTATATACATTTGTACCAGAAACTGCAGTATAAACTACGGATGTTATTGTATAATTATTTAAAGATGTAGGCATATTAACAGTTATTTAATTGATTCATAGTCTTTATTTGAGTTATAATTCCATTTTCATAAACGACAAATTTAAATACACCGTTCATATTAGGCCAATTAGCATTAGTATTCCAATTTTGTATATTAAAAGTCCAACTACAAGTATTATATGTAGTGGTACTAGGGTTTTGGCCACTTGATTGTATACAATCATTAGAATCAATATGATTAGAATTCCATGCAAATATACCATCATCGCTGTTGCCCATTGGAGTATCATCCATGTTATAAAGCTGTGTCCCAACTTGTATTCCATCCCCTGGCGCATATTTAAAACTAGTACCTATTCTATCGGTATTTGTATATCCGCCAATTGATGCTAAAAATTCAAGAATTCCACATTTAGCTGTTTGCGCTCTATCTGCTGGGGCAGTTGATGAGTAAGCTGTTAGCAGGTTTAATACTGGTCCATTATTTTTACAAGCTATGCCGGTTGTTGCTGTAAATGTTATATAAGACGCAGGTTGAGTACATGCCGCCAATGTATTATATTGTGTTTTTGCAGTTATTTTACTATTTTCAACAGTTATAATATAATATGTATCAGGCACTGTAGCGGAGTTGTCATTTGCATTTAATGCACTATCACTTGGATCGCCTTGTCCTATATATAAATATTTACCATCCCATGCAGAACCAATTAAATTAAAGGGAGCAAATTCTTCATGCAGATAAGTACCTACTTCAATTCCCGCGCTAGCTAAGTGGTTGAATTTTTTAGACTCCTTAGTAATATTAGTAGCACCTACGGGATATTCATTATAAAATGTTTCAATAGCACATTTTACATTTTGATCACTAGTTTCGGGTCTAATATCTGTAGTTCCGTTAGAGCCTCCCCATAAATACCAAAAATAACTTTTATAATTAGGTGTTTCAGTTGATTCTGTAGAACAAGAAGTATCTACACTTACTGTAATATTATATGTAGTAGGATTACTAGATGTTACAGTTGCATTACCTATACCCTGAACTGGGAATGCACTACTATCTATATTATTGTCACAATTATCTACATACCTATTTGTTAATCCTTTTATTTTTTGGAACCATTTATTTTCTTTCTTTTTAAATTCTTTTATAGAACCTTCTTCAATATCTGTATTTATATAATTAGTATACCAACCAGTTTTTGATAAAGTTTCACTATTAATTAGTGATGGCGTTATTTGCTGGTGGATTACTTGGTCCATAGTTAATCCGCTTAATCCAGAAGACGTTCCGTATGTATATCTTCTAGAACTTGAGCCACTAAAGTTTAATGTTTTAAATCCTTTTACAGTTTCTGTGGCATCATTTAATACAACATTTACAGAACTATCATATTGTGTATCATATATATTATTATATGTATCATTAGAATATTCTTCCCAAATTAACCCTTTGTTAAAAGTATAATACCTATCATTTATAGATACACCACTTTCCAAAGGATATACAGAACTACCTGATTTTGAATAATAAGATTTTCTACTAGTCCATCCACCGACAGTTTCTTTAAATGATAATGTTGTAGTATATATATTATCTGTAGTATCATCGGCCACCTCACAATGCGTTCTATCTTTAGGTGTTGAAGATAATTTATCTTGCCACTCCGCAGTTAAAGAATCTAATGTTAAATTATAATTTTCTTTATCATCATCATAACTACCTATAATTTTAGTACATACAGGCAAATTATCAGAAAAGAAATCAGCCATTCCTTTTAATGCAATATTAGTAATACCGTCTTGTGATAATCTAATTATTGCACCTCTATTTTTATCTGCAAAATAGCTTCTAAATCCATAAGCAGAAAATGACTCTGGATTTTTACTAATACCAAATTCACCAGCATAAGGCATTGCTTGCCCCAATACTTTGTTGTTAGATATAAGCTGTGGGTTCCCGCTGGCTTCAAATAAAGCATCTTTATTGGCTAATATTTGCAAACACTTATCTTCGCATAAGGTAATTAAATTGGTGTTCCTAGAATGCAGTTTTTGAATACTGCCATATTCTGGGTTTAAGTCTTTTGTAATAGGTTCCCCTTGTATAAATTGATTAGTTCTATTTATACCAGACATAGAATTATATATACCAGAAAATATTAATCCACTGCCTCTTCTTTCTTCAGCATAAGGCCCTTCAAATATACTAGATACTTTTACACCTTTACCAACAATAGGGGCATTAAAATCATCTCTAATTCTATCAGATTCTACAGCATTACCGAATGAATAAACATTAGAATAATCTAATACTTTAGGTGAAGCGCCGTTAATTTCGGATATAGGAAATGCTTTACTTGCTTCATAATATATATCAATATCAACAGCTTCTTTTGGCTCTGTTTCAAATATAGCTGGGTTTGTAGATGATAAAATAGAATTATTATCTGAAGATGAAGAATCTTCTGTTCGCACTTCAATACCCGCAAGCTTTCCTAAAGCAGTAGCAGATCCATCTCCAATCCATTCATCTCCAAAGCTACCCAGCGGCTCTTCTAATTCTAAGGCTATAGCTATATGCTTATTTTTTGAAGAATCTACCATGCAATTACTATCACAATCACTACATACAAATTTTTTTCTTCCTCTCCATTGTCCACATCTGTAATGGCGTTTAACCGTATATTCCCCTGAAACAAAATCAGCATTATCTGTACCAGCCTTACCAACTAATCTTATTTTAGCACCCTCAGCTAAATCAGTCATAGGTTTACCAGTATATTGTAAACCATGAGTACTAAATTCTTCTTCATCAACAGTCCTACGCCCAACATAAACCATTGAAATATATTTCCCACCTACATAAGGGCGATTATAAACCTCATGCATTTTTGTCTCGGGGTCGCTATTAGGTGGGCCACCATGATTGCTGGTTGTATTTTTAGATCCATTTCCACCGCCTACAAGATCACCCATTAATTTATATTTACCATTACAAGGGCTCCATCCGCAGGCATCACCAGGATATACAGCAACTCTAGTGTCTGAACCTCTATCCCCCCAATAAAAACCAAAACCATCAGATTCCTCATCACAATATAAATCCTCGTTTACAAATGTTCTGGTTCCTCCGTCTCTTTGACTTACATATATAGAAGCTGAAGTGCTATAATTTTTATTTAAAGTTGTAAAAGGTTTAACTATATTAGTTTCAAAATCAGTATCTTTATTTATTTTAACAAAAAACCTGCCTTCAAATTCTGGTAAATTATTAGGCATCCTTTTAAATAGCCTCATTGTAACTAATGTCCCATTGGGCAATCCATTAAGGCCCATAAATGCAGCAGAGCTTCCCATTTTTTTATCTAATGTAACTTTATAATCTCTACTATCAGCATCACCCGTAACCGGGCCTCCGCTTAATACACCTAATAAATCGGTCTTATTAGAAGTATATAATATTTGTATCTCTACATCCCCATTAAAACCTTGTCTAAATTGTGGGTTTTCATCAACTTTTGGACCTTTAAAATTTAATTCTGAAAAGTCAGAATCAAATCCAGAGACAACTTCAATTTCGTAATCAACAGCAATACATTTTTTAGTATTAGCTATAAAATCAGGGGCTGAGTTTTCAATATCTAATATTTTGTATCTACAAGGGCCAATAGAAGGATTATTATTATCATGCTGTTTTTTTAGTATAAGATACGTTTCCATATCAACTTTATTTCTTTCTGATGAAGGAAAGCTAAGCCATACATTCCCATCTTCTGCTGGATAATATCTATCTAATGCTAAATTATAATATTCATTAGATGTATCTTTAATAAAGTATTTAGCATGAGTAATCCAACTTGGCATATTAGGTATCGTTTCTAATTTAGCCGTTAATTTATTTACTTTATCAGCATTCTGTTTATCAATTTGGATAGTTGCATCAGAATTTGTAAATACAGGTGTTTGTCTACCATAGGTATCTTGAAATACAATTCCTAATTGATATTTTCTTATTGTTTTAATTGAGCTAAAAGGCCTAAGAGAATTATTGTTTTCAGCAGCATCAATTTCAGGGTCATTACCTGGGTGGGTATTATTAGATGTATTTAATATTAATTTAGATTTTGGTACATCAAAATTTTGTGTATAATTAGCATATATTAATCTATTTGCAGATATTTCTTGCGCTAAAGCTTTTCTTGGAACATTATCCCATGGTCTAAGCAATTGGTTTGCCTCTACAGTTTTGCCAATTAATTCTGTCTTTAATTGAAAAGATGTTATTGATTTGTCTTTTATAGTATCAACTACATATATATTATTTGATCTAGATTTTTTAAATAAAATATCTACTTCAACAACCTCTGCACTTCCCCATTCCCAATCTTTTATTATTAATGACCTTATATGGTTTTGCATACCTAAATTATATCCGTCTGAAGATAAATATTCAAAATCATCGCCTTCAAAAACAACTTGTGTAAATGGTGAAAAACAAGAGTACTCCCCGTTTTCATATTTCCATCTATATGCAAACCTAGGAAATTCAAATTCAAACATTGGATCTTTTTCTTCCAATAACGCTTCCCATGTTATTAAAATAGATTCATTATTAATATCAACTTGCCTTAATATATTTGAAGGTATAGATAATATTCTTCCCGTAATATATTGTCCATTTGGATTTTGGGTAAGTACTATTCTTATTTGATATTCATCTTCATTATTATTATCACCTACAATACTACCTGATAAAACTATTATATCTCCTTCTAACCAACCAGTAGGGGCTTGATTAAAAGGACCTATAGTTACAGTTTCCATATTGTCTTGGTATTTTCTATTTTCTTCATCTAATAAAGAATCTTCATACCATTCGCCATATGTAGGCAAAGGCCTATATCTTACTGCTAAATATTCAGTAGCTGGATATGTTATATATGTAAAATTTTCATATGTATCTCCAGTTTCTGGGTAATTACTTGTGAAATTATATATAGTGGATATTGGCGTAACCCCAGTTCCTGGTACTTCTACGCCCTCTGAAGACCTAGTGGATGTTGCAACGTCAATTGCCGGTGCGGTTAAAGGAGATTTTTTAATTACTGTTATGTCAGCTTCAACAAAATCTGCGCCCAAAGGAGTTTCATATTCTCCATTAGAAGTATTATATGTGGGTATTTTAGAATGTATATGAAAAGTACTAGAACCTTTTTTAAATTTTTTTATATTTATTTTTTTTGGCTCTGTTTGATTATCAGTCCAAAATAATAAATCATCTACTATATTTATACCAGTTATATGATTTTTACTTTTAAAACTAAGTATACCTTTAGTGTCAACTAAAATAGGTACAACTACTTTTGTTTTGGTATTATATTCTGCTATTGCGCTAACATTATCACTTGCAATAAACCAGTATATACACTCAGTAGGCTCATGCCTTATAGATCCAATACAAACAGGATTTGATAAACTACTTATATAATCACTATCAGCCCAATCAGATGTAGATACAATATTGCTTATGCCGCTACCTAATCCTTTTTTCTGAGTATTACCTTTGATGTTTTGCAATGCGCCAACATGACTATCTTCAGATGTAGCCACTGTAACATTTAATGCATCTCTATACTCGCCATTTGGTACCATTCTTTCGTCGATGTCTTTATTCATTCGACCCGACGTAAAGTTATGAATTAATTCCGGCATATTTTAGTGTTTTATAAATTTAGATTTACCTCTCATTACTTGAGCTAATTCTTCTGCTTTTAAATTACTTAGTCTTAATTTTGCTTTTCTAGTTTCAGCAAACCTTTCTTTTTTGAATCTAGCAACTAAATACTCAGGTGTATTTGCCCTTGTTGCTAAAATAGCATGTGCAATATACTTATACATTGCTTCTTCAGCAAATTTATGAACTAGCATTTCGTCATCTGTTCCTAAACTGTCGCTTATATATTTTAAAGTGATTATTTTGCCAGTCATACTTGAATCAAAATATATCATACCTTTTAAAGGATCAATAAAATATGAACCATTTGATTGCGCATTTTCAGGATTTAATCCATATCTTTTACCAGCTAATCCATTATTCCTAGGATAATGAGAATCAGTTCTTGTTTCACTAGTTGTAGCGTTTTCAAACTTTTTCCAGGTCTCTGAATTATATGCTGTTAATAAAGTGCCATCATTATCAAAAGAATAATTAAAATCTCCATCTTGTAATAAAGCTTGCGGGTTGCTAGTTTTTCTAGCAGGGTAAATAATTCTTTCAATACCATCTGCATCTACCCATGACAATTTAACATAGTTTACATAATCATGTGGCAACTTCATAGTAAGGGAAGGTGGTATTTCTATTTCTTGTGATTTCTCTGACCTTAAAGTATCATAACTAAATTCAGCTAAACCCCTTTGCGCGTGAAAAGCCACATCTACTCTTCTAGCTTTACTTATTATTTTTTCTTCACCAACATAAGATATAATAAAATTATTTATTATATTTTCTAAAGTAACATATTGATAATCGCCATATTCTTCAGCAATTAATGTTTCTCTAAATAATATAGTTAATCCTGTTAAAGGCGCGCCGCTGGCAGCCTGTACATCTGTATTTACATCTGTATTAGTAAAAACAATATTATAAGAATCATCTGCAGTTGTATCGCCTGGAGATGTTCCATTATAAGAATAATTACTTTTACTTATTTCAATATCATTTATAAATACTTGTATATCTGCTTGCTGCGTAGGTCTTGTTGTAAAGTATGCCGTTGTTACATTAAATGTAACTGTTGTTCCATCTCCTGTAAAACTTTGACTTTGGTCATAATACCCTTGTTGTGTTCCTTCAAATAGTGGCATATCTTATTGTTTTTCTTGTTGTATTGTTTGTATTTCTTCTTGATTTGCAATTTGATACATTTGAACTTCTTTAGTAGATAACCCAGCTAGTTCTAATATTTTTTCTACTAACGCAACCTCTTCAGATGCATGAACTTCAAAATTAGTACTTGTTCCTGCATTATATAAAGCTTCGCCATAAACCATATTATATCCCCAATTAGGAGCCGCTGGTCTTGCTATTAGGTTACAAGTAACACTAGCAGTAATAGTAATGGGATATACTTGAATTGTGAATTCACCTGTTTTTATATATGCAGGTCTAATTAAGTTTGGAGTTGTTAATGGAGAAGATTGGATTTTTCTTAAATCGCCTTTGTTTATATGCTCTATTGTAACATATGGTCTATCTGCGCTTTCTTTATACATTAAATCTCCCATTCTATAATGTGCAGGTAAAGTTCCAGCTCCACCAGCACCCATTGCTACATCTTGATTAAATTGCTCAAATATACTTATTTTTTCTTCAAGTATATTTAACATATCTGAATATTCAGTATTATTCCCAGACATTCTTCCAAATTGATTAATATCATAAAAATACTGCTCAAATATATCTAGTTGTGCTTGTTCAGCAAATAGATTAAATTCTTGAGGAGTGACATATCCACGTTGCTCTTTATTAAGAACACTCAAAACAGTTTGGTAAACAGCATCTATATTTACAGCCATAATTAATAAGGGAATTTTTTATTTAAATATTCTTTACGCTTACCACAGCCGCAATCTTGGCCTGTAGCTTCGCTAATTTTTTCTACAACTTTTTTTATTCCAGTTGCTTCTGTAATGGCCTCAACGGTATCGCCAAAACCACGATGTTTCATTTTAAAAGCCATATATAATATTTTTAGTAAATACAGCCGCCATTAAGACGGCTGCTTTACATTGTTTTTATTTAACTTTCTTTGCTAAAACCTTATAAACTTCCATTCCTTCATCTGTCTTAAACCATGCGGCTAAAGCGCTATAAGGATGTTCTTCATAAGGAACAACACATAATTTTTTACCATTTGGATAAGTAAATAATCTTTGATCCGCTGATAATTTTATATGATTTTGTTCCACAGCTTTTGCTCCAAAATTTCTAAGCTCAACATTTTCATCATTAGCTAATTGTAAAAATACACTTGGTCTTCTTCTAGCCATTAATAATATATCTCGCTTAATTTCTTTACTACTCATATCTAAGACTTCACTTCCAATTTCAGCTCTTAATATAGCTTCTGCATGTTCAATATCAATTGTTGTTGCCGCGTTCATAGCTGCTAATTGGTATTCTAAATCTCCTAATTCGTCAGTAGCAATTTTTACTTCATCATATTCCTTAAATACATCATTTGCCATAGGGTGATAAACAGACATTAATAATTGTAAACACTGATCTTCTTTCCCAACAAATAATTTACCATTTCTTAACACAATTCTACCTAAAGTAGATTCCCCCTTTTGTTCATCAACAAATGGAGTAGGTTGATTAGTGGCATATTTAAGTTCTCTATTGTAACCTTTTTCTGGGTCAAACCAGAGTAGAGGTCTTTTTGCAGTATGCATTGATGCAATACTAAATACTAAAGGTTTATTTCTACCAGTTAAGGTATATAACCTATCTTTAATTTCCCAGCCTTTTGGCTTGGTCAATTGTCTTTCTTTTTTTGTTTTTTCCATGATATAATATAATTAAATAATTTTAAAAATAAGGTTACTGGGCGCCCCTTGAGCAAAGCTTTTTGGCGCCCCTGTATCCTTAATAAAATGTATTATGAGTTCTTCAATAATACAAAGTTGTTAGCCGCTTGTACACATAAACATCTTTCTGATAAGAAATTTACTTGCATAACGTCTAAGTCAGAAGTATAAGCACCACCAACAGAACCAGTAATCCAAGACTTCAATCTTCTATCGTCAGCTTCAGAAGCTCTATAACGAATATGTAAGAATGGTCTTGAAATATTTCTACCCATATTTTGATCATATACAGTAGAAGTTCCAGCAGGTACCATTATACCTTCAACATCAGAAATTAATCCTCTTGTAGTTGAATCATTTAAGTATTTCCAATCAGACTTATAGAAATCATAAGAACCTCTTCTAAATCCAGAGAAACCTAAATTAAGAGCCATATCTGCAGAGTTATCAAATACTCCATAAGAAGTACCATCAGCTCCGTAAGAATTTTGATTAGCTAACATTTTGTCAATAGCAAGCGCAGTGCTTCTATTTAAGAACATCATGTTCTCTTCAATAGCACCTTGCTTATCAAGCTCTTGTAAAATATTATCAAACTCATCAATACCACCGCCTGGGTAAGAGTTACCAAAGCTTTGATCGTTATATACTAATCCTCTATTTTCAACTGCAGAGAATAAACCTTCAGAACCTGCAGGAGCAGCTCCTAAATCAGTAGTTCCTGCAACACCAGAAGCAGCAACAGCTTTTTCAGCCTCAATCATTGCCATTTCTAATTTGTCTTCAAATCTAATTCTTGTTTCAGACTCAGATTTTAAGTACCATAAGTAACCAGAAGCACCAGCCTCAGTAGCTACTTCAACCCAGCCAATTTGAGCAGTATCAGATCCAGCGATCTTATACTTAGCTTTCATAATGATTGGTTTGTTAGAAAACTTCATGAATGGAGCATCAACTGATTGTTGCTCTTCGTTGTCAGTTCCTTTTCCATACTCAGAACCATAAATAAATAGTTTTACTGCACCTGCAGAAAAACCAGCGTCGTTTCCACCTGCTAATACAATACCAGCATATGAATATGCAGATACGTCAAATGTTACACCACCACCAGCTTTACTTACTATTCTTGCTTTTACAGTTTTGTTTCCTTGAGCAATAACTACTGTATCACCAATAGAATATAAAACTATTTGTTGTGCAGCAGTTAACCCTTCACCATCAGTATCAGTTACTAAAGTAACTCTATCGCTAGTTGCGTTAACGTTTGCAATTGTAGCATTATTAGATGCTACGTGGATTCTTCCTTGCTCAGACCAAACAACTTCATCAGAAGCCATTGGCATTTCAGCTCCAACCATTCTTAAAAATCCAGAAATAGTACGGTTACCGTATCTTTCTACTTCTTTTTCATAAACTTCTGGTAGGAATTGTCTAGCAAAGTTAAAATCATTATCGGCGATGTTCAGATAATTATCATCAAACGCCAGTTTGTTGGGGCGCGGGGTTACGTGTAGTAACTCAGCACCAGTTCCAGCTAAAGCCATAATTTTAATTTTTAATTGTTAATTATTGTTTAATTTATCGTTTTTTAAATCCCCATTTAACTTCGTTTCCACTTGCATCAACAGATCTATAAACAGTTCCTTTGATTTCGGATTTTTGATGCCCTTGTCTAGGTGCCATGCTAACATTCTTTGCTTTTGCAATACTGTCTTTCATAGCGTCTGCTTTTCCCTGCTCATAAAAATGGTTCGCAATTGCATCGGGATTCATTGCTGTGAATAAAGATTTATGATACCCTGCTGCGTCTTGCATTTCATTGTTTTTGTTTAAGAACCTCTTAACAAAATTAGAAATATCGCTTTGTGTATCTTTTACTTCATTCGCGTTCTTAACATTATATCTATACCTTTTATCTCCTACCTTATATTCAAAACCTTTGAAGTCCTTGTTGAAAACTTGGTTAGTCCTGTTATCGAACGTTTCTTTTTGCTTTTCAGCAATTTTTTTATCCTCATTATATCTATTAAAGAAATTTATAGCTTTTTGTTGTTCTGGTAATAATTTAGAACCAGCTTTAATTTCTTCGTAATATTGAGCTTTCATGCTATTTAAGTGGTTTTTAGCATTTGCTAATTCCTCTTTCCTAGCTAACTTTTTTCTTTTAATTTCTCTTTCATCATCTTCATCTTCATTATATGCAAAATTATCTTCTATTAAGAAGTTAATTTCACCCTGATCAAGATGAGGTTTAGTTACACTATAATACTCACTTAATAATTGTGCCTCATTTAATTTATCAACATCTTGATTAAGTTTTACATAGTCTTCTAAACTACCTCCTGTTTCATCCATAAAGTTTATAACTTTTTGAATATCTTCAGGAATTTGAGCCCCAGTTTCTTTAGCGTCTTCAACTGCTTCAACAATTTCTTCTGCTAAATCCTCAGCCTCTTCTTTAATTTCTTCTTCACTAATTTCTTCTAATACAGGCAGCTCAGCGCTTTCTACCGTAGCTTCTTCAGTGGTTTCTTTTTCTTCAACTACTTCTTCAGCAGCATCTTCAACAACCTCTTCCTCTTTAGGTTCTTTAGTTTCTTCATCTTTAGGCACTAAATTAGTAAAATCAATTTTATGCACACCGTCTTCTTTTACGGTTACTTCAGGAACTAATTCCTTTTCAGCCGAAGGCGTTTTGGTTTCTTTAACCTCTTCTACTACCTCTTCGACTACTTTTTCATTTTTTTTAGCCATAATAAAATATTATAAAATTATACAATTAATATTACTGAGGTTCAAATGAACCCAAGTCAAATCCTCCACCCATTATATCATTACCAGATGACTCAAAATTTTTAGGCGGAGCGTCATTCTGTCTTTGAGCTATCAACTCACTTTGTTGAGTAGCTTGTATTTTTGTTCTATCGTCTTTACGATCTTCTTTATATTTTTCTTTTTGTTTTGCGCCTTCAGTTTCTTGGCCCTTTAGCTGCATATTAAAATCAAACTCTAAAGTCATAAGGTCTTTTTTAAGCAATGCCTCTTCTTTCATTTGCCTAGATTTTATTTCACCTTTTAATTTTTCTAATTCACTTTCTATTTGAATTAAAGCTTGTTTCTTTTCAACTTCAGCTTGTGCTGCAACTTGTTGAGCCTGCGCATTTGCTTGTGCTTGTGCTTGAATATTTCTTTCTTGCAGTTCTTGTTCTTTTTCTTGTTTTTTCTTACGTCTTACTTTTAAAAGTTGATTTGCAAGTTTTACATTTTTTATTTCTCTTAAATCAATAGCATCTTCTAAATCAATTAATCCACCAGCAACTGCTGCTTGTATATTATTTTCAAGCATTTGTTTTTGTTCTTCATCTGGAGCCATTTCAATAAATATACCAAAATCATATAAATGTAGTTCAGACATTTCTTTTAATGTACCAACATTATGATTACCTATTTTATGAATAAATGCTTCTGCCGTAGGTGAATATTCTAATATATCTGATATTCTAAGTGATAAACCTTCTGCTAATTCTTGTGTAATAAATACACCGGCATTTAATATATGCCTTGTAGCTGTATTAGAATTTGCTGCTGCTAATTTTTGTACACCTACCAATGCTCTTGAATCTGGTGTACTACCATCTCTAGCTTCATTTAATCCGGTCACATCTCTTATCATTTGAAGATAATAATTGTAATTAGCTATAAGACTTTGCATTTTAACACCACCCGCATTATTTTGTATTTCTTGTATAGGTATTTTACCAGGGTTCATATCCCCATCGCTTGTAAAAGATCTACCAATAATACTACCAGTTTGGAAGAACATGTTTAATGCTTCTTGTGGGTTATAGTTTGTTCCATTACCTAAATCAATTTCAGCTAACCCATCAGCGTCTAAATAAATACCATCTGGCACCATTCTTGATAATACTTGCTGTAATTTTAAATGAGTTAATTGAATCATATCAGCAAAACCAGTAATACGTTTAACTAAAGAATCAATTTTACCCTTATACATTCTAGGGGCACAAATAGCGTAATTCATTTTAACCTTAGTGTAATCACTCTTAGGTCTCATCATGTTTTTAGCTAGCTCCCATTTTAGTAAATGCTTTGTGCCTAAAATTAAAACTCCTTCATATAATACTTCTAATGATCTAGATATTTTACCAAATTCACCAGTCATTTCTTCAATTGGCGGGTCAAATGTATCATCTCTTAATATAATTTTTGAAGCACCAGTAGAAGTTTCTTTAACTTTATAAACCTCATTCATATAGGTTTTATAATTAAAATATAAAACTTGAATTTGATTTTTATCTTGATAATAAGCGGTATCATATCTATTATTTGAATAGCCGTTATTATGTAAGCTTTGACTTGAAATATCTTTTAAATCTTCTTCTGTTAAATGTGGAAATTCCTTTTTTAATTCGTTTATAGGTATCGTTTTTACTTCACCTACATAATAAACATCACTGAAATATGGGTCTTCTGTATAAGAATAAACCATATTAGCAGGGTCTACATAGTCTACTTTTACGCCCTCAGCTTCTGTAAAAGTATTTTTAACAGCGCCAATACCTAATGTAGTTATATCGTATGTAATTCTTCTTTTAGTTAAATCATATCTATTACCTTCTAGTAATACATTAATAGCTTGCTCTTCAGCTAATTCAACTTCTTGCTTATAACTAAGCTGCATATGAAGATCTAATTCTTCTTGACTATCAGGTAATTTTTCTGGTGGATTTTCAAATAAGTTTATACCAAAAGCCTCTTGCGCAAATTTATTAAGCTCCTGAGTTTCCATGTCTCTTAATATAGACTCCATATATTTAGTTCTTTTACTAACGCCATATGGGTCTTGGGAATATGCCTTTACATCAAAAGTTCTTTCTGATATACCATTAACTACTATATCAACGAATTTAGGTATAATAGGAACGGGATTCCAATCTAAATTAAGATAAGATAAATCACCATTAATAGATAATTCATCTTTATATTTTTGTATTGATTGTTCACCTCTTGCATATAGTCTTAATCTATTGAATTCTGCTTGGTTATTTCTATATCTTAAATTAGATCCATCTCTATCAAACCACTCATTCTCTATAGCTTTAGCAACCTTAAGCCCATACTCTGCGCTTTCTTTTTCTTGGTCACTTACTACTTGACTAGGGAAAAATCCTTTTACAACTGACTCAGCCATATTATTTTTCTATTAGTTTTGAGCGCATACCCTCCTGTTTATATTTAGCTATGCTTATATTTAGTTTTTCTTTTTTAATTGTAGGATTAGGTTTATATAAATGTCTATTACATGCCATAATAGCTAATCCTGAGCTTATTGCGGCATCAAATTTTGTTCTATTATTTATATCAAATCTAGCCCAATCCTGCAATGTTCTTTGGAAATATACATCTCCAAAAGAATTGTCTTCTTTTATACCAACATTATTTTGTATATACATTTCAATTGCAGCGGCATGAGCTTGTTTTACATCTTCACTTGAATTAGGTATTCCACCTACTTCTTTTTCTGCTGTAGATAATTTATTCCAAACTCTATCGGGTCTATTCATTGAATATCCTCTATAACCTCTTCTTCTTAAATAATATAATAATCTTGGTTTATTATTTTCACATAATATTGGCATTCCGTAAAATACTAATGCCATTAGTACATCTTCAAAAAATATTTCCGCTGTTTGAGGCCTAGCTACATATTCTAAAAAGAAATGATTGGGCGGATGATTTTCCATAGAAAATTTAGTTAATCCATGTAATGCGCCTTTAGACCCTTTGCCATCCGTTGTTCCTGATATATCATAACTATCACAACCAAACGCACCTATATGTTCATTGCCGGGATATTTCATACCATTTTTAGTAATATACTTATTTTGTATACTTATATCCGGAACCCAACTTATTTTAAATCTCCCTTTTGGATTTGGATAAAACATAACAGATGAATCTTTTATACCATTAACCCATTGAAAACTACCAGTGGTAATTTTAGAATCATTATTTAAATCCTCATTAAAATCAATTTGCTCGTATATTTTTGCTAAATTAAATATACTATTTTGGGTTTCATCTCTGAAAGCATGTTCTTCAGTGCGTGGGAATTGTCTATAAAACTCATTTAAAGCATCCCCATCGTGTTTTAATCCCTCAACCTCATTTGTCCAGTGTTCAAGAATTCCTATATCTATATAATCCCCATAGGGCCCCTTTGTCTCTGTTTCTGGTGTGTCGAATACAGGTAGGCCATAAGAATCAATGAATCCCTCGTAGTTCCATTCCATAGGAATGAACAAAGAATATAGTCCTGAGCTAGTCTGTCCATTGCGGTTTCTTTTTGTGACATCTGAATCTTTATATAATTTTTTGAAGTTATCACCACCTTTATCTAAAGCATTTGATGTACTCCCCATCATACACTTTCCAATAATTCTACTACCTAACCTTAAAGTAGTTTTAGTAACCCTCCAGTTATTTAAAATATTATTAGGTCTTTCCCATTTACCACTTTCATCATGTACTAATAGTTTTAGCTTTTCACCATCATAACTATTATCACCAGTATTTTTCCAATCAATTGTAGTATCTAAACCCTGTAAATCTTCTTGATGATCTGTAGACTGTATACTTCTTCTAGTTAATTTACTAGCTGGCACCCTATATGCTAATTCTGTTTTAGGTCTATCCATACCATCTTGGATAGGTTTAAAAAAGAATGGATAATTAACTGATATTGGCACAACCTTGTCAGTAAACATTTTTTTAGCATCTGGACCAGTTTTAGATAATATGCCGTATCTTGCGTCACTAGATATTGTTGCTAAATTTACTACTTCACCTGACGCCATAAAAGAAAACCCAGAACGCCTATTTTTTAAATAACACATTCCATAACATCTTTTATCAGCTTTACATGCTTCCCAAAATAAATAAAATAATCTATTTGCCTCTCTAAAATCAGGCTTACCTACATCTATTTTACTCCATTGTAAATACATATAATGAGTTCCAGTAATATATGTGGGTATCCCCCTATTATAAAACCAAAATCCATCTTCCCTTTTTTGAAATTCATTTTCAATATAATCTATATATTGTTTTTTAAAATCATCAGGGTATTGTTTCCAATCAAATATTGTTTTTATTCTTTGTAACTGTTTTGGATATTCAGTTACCTCCCAAGTGTCATTTTGAAATTTATGTACTTTTTTAGGGACCTTTGGCAAAGCTATTCTAAGATTTTGTATCTCATATATTTCGCCTATCATCCCTGACTTACTTATAACAACAACGTCATGCTCTTTGTTATAGCCGTATTCCCATTTTTTTGCTTTATTAAGCCTTTTAATAGTATTTATCCTAATAGGCTCTATAACCTTATATAAAGTTTGCTGATACATTACTTAGATCTTCTTTCTGCAAACCCACTAAAAGATTCAACTTTTTCTTCTTTTTTAGGTTTGTTATTAAGCATATCTTCTTCTTCTTGTATTCTATTTAATATTTCAAAAGCATCAAATATTGCTAACTTTTTTGTTGCTGCAGCATTTTTTAATCTATCAGCTGATATATCATCATCTGAATCAACAATAGGTTCTTTAGCAACTTTTATTAATTCATCTACTGCTTTATGCCCAGCTTGGATTATATTTTTTTTCGTCTCCTTGATATTCATATTTAATTGTAATAAAGTGTGTTGGTATTCTATATAGTCTTTTACCTTCTATTATAAATTCATATTCACAATTAGGTCTAAACCCAATTAAAGAATCTTTATATATACCTTTTTCATTTAAATCTGGGTCTACATATTTTATAATTCCTCTTAATGGTATTTCTTTTTCAGTAGAAAACATATCAGTATTTTCTAACGGATGTACAAAATTATATCCTTTAACCGGTTTCCATTCACCATCTCTTTTATATGCAAATATTTGGTCAGGCATAACAAAGTACATATCCTCTTTATAAAAAGATTTAGAATTTTTTTCTCTACCTTTTATATCATGCCATCTTCTAAATACATTATGGTGTACAATTACTTCATCACCTTGCCTTATCTCAGTACAGCCAACTGTTGGTGTTTCTAATACTATTGCATTTCTGCTAACATTTTGATGTGTATATATCTCTGTATTTAATATAAGAGTTGTGCCATCTATATCTTTAGTATTATTGTATCTGGTATTTTTAGGTTTAATTATAAAATTGGTTACGCTACGCATTAGTAATCTAAATTGTATTCTACTGAGATAGCCATGTTTTTATTAAAATCTTTCCAAGGAATAATATTGTCATTCTTTTTTATAAATACACAATACTTATCTTTTTCTTCTAATATACAATCTATAACATGCCCTCCATAAACTTCTTGCCCAACAGAATAGTGCATAGAGTCGTTTTTATAATCTTTCCCTATACTAATTTTCCTTACTAGACTCATCTTCTGCTTCTGTTATAACGCCATCGCTAATATTAATATTTACTTTACCGTATTTTTCTTCAAGTTCTTTATGAGCTTCACCAAATTCAGTTCTTTCAATTTCTACAATTTGATGCAGTACTTTATGCTTTGCATTTTCAATATTACCAAGCTCTAATTTTAAATTATTTAATTTACCAATAATACTTTGTAAATTTTCTAGTTCTTTTTTAGTTATTTTTTTTGCCATTTTATTTAATTTTAATTGATTAATTTCTATATATATTATTACTTATTTACTGTAATTTATAAATATTACCAAGGAACGCCTACCATTACTGTTGGCGGGTTCTGTGTTTTAACTATATCTGCATCTATTTTAGCTTTTAAATCACTTATTGGAAGATTAGCTTCTAACCAGCCTTCAACTTTAGATTTAGTTAAATTAGCATAAGCAGTCCAATCACTAAGATCACTTGTTTGTATTTCTACTATACCAGAAAGTGTACTTTTAGTGTTATCGGAATCATCAATTCCTATATAATTATAAGGTATCGCTGTTACTACATTTACTCTATTTCCTACTTTTGGGATACATTTTAATTGTCCAATTTCCCAAGTATATGTTATTGCCATAATTTATTTATTAATTTATATTTAACATTGTGTGCTAGAAGATACTTGCTCATCTTCAACTTCTATATGATAATAATAACCAAAGTGAGGCCCAATTTTATAATTACCATCACTTAATGGAGTAGTACCCGCTGAATCTGAATAAACACTATCATTAACCCCCGGTAGTGTACTACTGCCATCATGATAATAAGTTTGATTAACAAATGCGCTACCTAAACTACAAGGTGATTTTGATTGTACAGTAGAGCTAGTATAACTAGTTAAAGATGCTGTTGCGTCTTTATCGTAACTATAAAAACTTTGAAAAGTAACAGGTGTTGTGCTTGGTGGATAAGAAGCACTATTAGTATTTATTGATGGATAAGATTGCCCTGACCCATATGAATTTCCACCCGCAACTAAATCCCTAACAGATATAGGGTTTGTAATTGTTCCTGAGCCCCAAGTGCCATATGCGCATTCTTGAGCCATATTTTTCAAATTTAAAGCACCACTACCTGGAATTGCCATCTTTTACTTGTTTTTTAAGTTCTTCAACTTCAGCTTTTAAATCTTTAATAGCTTCAATTAAATACCCTGTTAAGTTACCATATGATACACCCAATGTATCATTTGTTTCAGTAACTAATTCTGGAGCTACTTCTTGCATTTCTTGCGCTATAACCCCAGCCCCTGGGTTGTTAGTATCTATTCTAGTAAAACTAACACCGCGCATGTCGTATACTTTAGAGCCATCTAAAGTTTTAATATCTTTCTTTAATTTTCTGTCAGAGAATGCTACAACGTCATTATTAAATGTTGCTTTACCAGCTTCCGACATATCTACTGTTAAGGCCGTAATAGCGGACATTCCATCTTCCCCTTTAAGAATAAAATCACAATCAGAATTTACAATGTCTATTGTAAAGTCCCCTCTGGAAACATCTAATTGAGGTGTTGAATCACAATTAAATGTAAATGCTGTAGTGCCAGAGTCCTGCATATATATTTGATCGCCTGCCGCATCCAATGTAATATCACCGCTACAATCTATTTTAAAGCTACCGGTAACATCCATTTCTGGAGTGGAATCTAAATTAAATACAATACGCTCTGAGCCGCCATCTTTAAATCTAATTTGATCACCCGCAGCATCAAATATAATATCCCCTACATTAGTATCAAAATACCAATTAGAGCCATCATGTAATATAGACGCGTCTCCATCAGAACTTGCTCCGGTACCAAAATGACACCCTACACTGTCAGGGAAGCCTGCTTTTATATTAAAATAAACAACATCACCACCGGTTACCGCATGCATTAACTCCATGTATTGAGTATCACCACCAGCTCCTAACATTAATTCATCATTCGCCATTACTGTAATATCACCAGAGCCGTCTATTGTAAAGTTACCAGTAACATCTAACTCAGGCGTTGAATCTACATTTAAAGTAACAATTGTTGAACCCGCATGCTTAAAGTTTATTTGTTCACCATCAGCATCTAAATTAATATCTCCCGGAGCATCAATAGTAAAGTTACCAGTACCGCTTTCTGAAAGAACAACGTCATTACTACCATCAGAGGTAATAGACATATCACCTACAATTTCTAATCTATCTGCACTTTCATCCCACAGCATATATTTACCAGCGGTAGCTCCATGAAATTTAACGTCATAACCAGTATCATCTACACCGACTGTTACATTGCCATTTATTTGGGTGGTAGCGTCTATTGTAGTGGTTCCATTTAGATAACTAGTTCCATTGTTATAAAAATCATAACTTGTATTTGTAGCACCAATATATAGTCCGTCTGCTTGTAAATCTCCAGTACAAGTTATATCTTGAGAGGAGTCTATTGAAAGAGCACTTGTACCAGCTGTTACTATTCTAAAAGTATCATCACCTCCTCCAAAACCAAAATATGTATTAGTAGGATCTTCACCTATATGATAAATATCACCAGCTATATTCATTGTTCCAGAAAAAGACGTATTTGTTGCTGTTATTCCAGAATTAAATGTTGCATATCCAGCATCTGACATATCTAACGTAAGGGCTGTAATATCTGCGCCACCATCTGTACCTTTAAATATAATATCAGCATCATCAGCGGATTGGTCTATGAATAAATCCCCTGTATTATTATAAATATAAGAATTACTTCCGTCATGGTATAAATCTAAATCTTTGCCTGCACCAAGTGTTATATGCGATTTATCTGCCCAGATAGTATATGTTGCGGTTGTTACACTGCCGTCATGTGTTGCTTCACCACCATCAAGCCAAAAATATGTTGTAAAACCACCATTCCCATCATCTGCCCTAAAAGCAATATCTTTATCAGTAGCTGTTGATTTTATTTCAAGATCACCAGTAACATTTAAAATACTACTCATATCACTACCTGTACTACTATGATAGATTCTTAAATCTCCACCACTGGCGTCACCAAGTTCTATTTGTTTTTCATCAGGTATAATTATGTCCCCTAAAAAAGTTGCATTACCAGTATCTAAAGCTATTGTTAAAGGTGTTATACTAGTTGTTGAAATAGTAAAATCAGTACCCGTTGCTGTTAATGATGGATCTAAGCCACCACCCGCTAAGTTGTTAAATGTTAATACTGGTGTTGATTTTGCTATGGTAACATTACCTGCAAAAGTTGCAGATGAATCATTATTTTCTAAATATAATATATCATCACCATCGCCATCTATAAATTTAAAACCACCTCTACCTGCTGTTCCACCTGTAGCTGCGTTTGTTTTAAAATCTAATCTACCATAACCAGCAGCAGCATCACCAGTATTTTCTACTCTTTCTAAAGTTGTTACAATGTCAGCTGTAGTTATTTTAAAATTATCATAAGGTGTACCACCAGCTAATCTATTTACATTTATAGTTCCGCTTATTGTAACATCACCTGCAAAAGTTGATGTTCCTGTTCCAGCAACTGTTATACCACTATTAAAATGTGCCCAACCAGCATCTGACATATCTAATCTAAAAGCTGTTATATTTGTTCCGCTAGTTCCATTCCCATCATTACCAAGAAATTTTATATCTTTATCTTCGGTAATATTTTTTATAACAAAATCTTGAGAACTATTTGATAATCTACCAAATTCAGCACTACTAGCTCCTCTTAATACTATGTCATTTCCACCTGAATCTAATCTTATATCATCTACAGCAGCAATAGTAAAATCACCACTACTACTTTCTGCAAGTGTAGCGGAATTACTACCATCTTCAGAAATATATAAAGTACCTTCTAAATAATTTTTTGATGCCCCAGTAGAGTATATTCCCCAGTGGTTTGTTACAGTTGCGCCTCCTGCAACTGCCGAACTGCCATAAAACTGATAACCACTAGTAACTGTGCCATCATTTATATCAAGAATACCATGAACAGCCCTTGCAGTATTCATTGTGGCACTATCTACTTCCATTTCTACTTCAAATCTCCCGCCATCTGCATAGGTAAACATACCTCCACCACCACCAGTTGTAGTATCTACTTTTCCAAATACTCCATATACATTACTAATTACTTTGTCACTATCAGCACTCTGAGTCGCCTCAAAATGTCCTCCATATAAATTACTTATAGTTCCACCCGCATTATCAGCTTGTGCGGAACCATGAACACCTTTAGCATTATTTACTGCTCCAGCTGTATGTCCGGCGATAGTTTGAAATCTACCTCCTGATACATTACTTACAGTATCATATGCAGTAGTTCTACCATTTTTAGCATAAGAATATACCCCATAAAGTAAATCAGCATCTCCAGTATCAACTACATTTGCTTCTAAACCATATAATCTAACTTCATCTGATGTATCTCCACTTGTAGATGAACTGTCTAAATCTGCATATATTGCTCTATATGTTCTATCAGCTGAAACCGCTGTTGAACCTGATACATTAAAATCTGATTTAAAATTAGTATAATTTACATCATCATCAGTAGATACATCGTGCTTTAGTTTAAACCTATCGGTAGTAGAAGGTGCCCCACCAAATCCTAGATACTGCTTAGAACCACTTAATAGTAGTTCCATATTTTCATTACTTGTAACGCTTGAGTTTAATCCAAAATTAAATATACTATCTTTTGCACCAAAATAAACAGTTGTGTCGTTATCTGCTAGGGTAAATTTAGCTGTATCATCTGTACTTGCCATTGAGAGTAACACGTTCCCAGTCCCAGAATCAATACTGATACCAGAAGATAAATTTTGAAAAAATGCTTGTGTTTCAGATATGTATAATTTTCTGCTACCATTTACAGCAAAACCAACTTGATGGTCACCAGGCCAGTACATACCAGTATTAGTGTCTCCAGTGTTACCTATTGCTGGGGCACTTACACTGCCATCAGGCAAAGATAATACTCCTGATACAGTTAATGTACCGGTAATAGATTGATTGCAAATTACATTTGACATTTATTTTATTTTATTTTGTTTACCCACACGGTCTCATGTTGACAGAATAAGTGTCATCAGTTATATTTCCGTTGAATAAAATTGTTAACGTAGTACCGTCAGTTGCCCTAGTTATACATGGATATACTGTTGAAAAGTCACTTTGAAGCATTACTTCTACCATTACTTTTCTTGAATCCATTGAACCAAAGTTTGACATTGTAATTACATATGTTGTTGTACCAGCACCACTATCATAAGTTCTGGCTATACCAGTTGTATCGTCATCTAAATGCTCATTACCATATCCTTTTGCAGCATTAGAAAGCATTGAAGGTTCAACTGCTCCAGCTTGAATAGTTGCAGCTGCCGTAACATTACCACTACCATCAAAACTTGGAGATGTCCAAACAACATCACCAGTCATACCTATTGTTCTACCTGTAGCTAAAGCTGTTGCTGTTGTAGCATTACCAGCAAAAGTTGTAGCGGTCATAGTACCAGTGCTAGGATTATATGTAAGACCAGTATCTGTTTCTATTCCTTGACTACCGGTTGCGCCATCAACAAAAGTTGGGTAAACTGTTTCATCTGAACTGTTATTCGCTGACGCTGTAACGTTGGTGGCTACTGTTGCAGTATCCGCTGTACCAGTTACATCACCAGTTATATTACCAGTAAATGTTGCTGTAACACCTGTTGTGGTTAGCATTCCAGTACTTGGATTATAAGTTAATCCTGTATCAGATTCCGCGCCTTGTGTACCAGTAGCTCCATCTACAAATATTGGGTATACAGTTTCATTTGTAGAGTTGTTAGCAGATACCGTAATATTTGTTGCAACAGTGGCTGTATCAGCAGTACCTGTCACATCACCTGTCACATCACCTGTCACATTACCTTCTAAGTTTGCAACTAATGTACCTTTTGTTTCTATGTCCGCAGTGTTCCCTGGTTCTGTCGTTGTAAGTCCAAGATACCATTTAGGCGTAGATATACCCGTGCTAGCATCATAATACATTACATTATATTTAGTACCAGAAGCAACTATTTTACCATACCATCCAATATCAACCGAGTTAGCTGAATTATCTTTAGCGTATTTAAACATGTTGTCACCGATAGCGACTGTTGTTGAATCAATAATTGTTGATGTACCATTTACTGTTAAATCACCAGCTACTGTTAAATTATCTGCTACAGTCGTTTCAGAAGTTGAATGACCTATTGTAATTGCAGTACCACTTATACCAGTACCAATAGAAACTGATTCGCTTGAATTCCCGGTATCTATTATTAAATAAGCATCACTACCTTGTTTTATTGTAAGAGCAGTAGCTGAATTATCACTTACTGCTATATTAATATCTGTACCATCTGCAGATATACTATCTAAAGCAATATCGCCAACATTTGTTATATTACCATCTGATACACTTAAGCTATCAACTGTTGCAGCGCCTGTATTAAATGTACTACTACCATTATCTATATTACCAAATCCTGAACTTATTGCCCCACCGCCTAAAGTACCAACACTTGTTATATTTGTTTGCGCCGCCGTTTGTAAAGTTCCTGCTAATTGAGTTGCAGTTAATCTTCCAGTGGATGGATTATAATAAAAATCACCATCCATTTCAAGACCTACATTACCAGTAGAGCTTGTTGCACCTTCAACAAATGTGATTAAATTATTTTCGTTTGTACTTTCATTATCTGTAACTAAAACATGCGCAGCATTCGTTGCATCTGTTACAGTTATACCCGCTATATATGTGCTTAATGCTGTTCCAGCAACCGTATAAGCATCAGCCTCCATAGTTCCATCAATATCAGCATTACCTGAAATATCTAAAGAAGCACCATCAATTTCTCCAGTTACTGTGATACTATCTACATAAGCATCTTTCCATCTTACTGAACTTGAACCTAAATCAACATCACTATCAGTTTCTGGTCCAAATATTCCATCCGCTACATATACTTGTTCTGCATTGTCAGCATAGAAATGAATTTGATTTGCTGTTTCAAAATCTATTTTAGTTTGGTCGTCTTCACCAAGTTTAAGATCTGTTGCAAGTATACTAGTTATAGTGGTTTGAGCTGCACTTACTTCAATATCATCTGCATTAGCAGTAATACCATTACCACCTATAACATTTAATGTTGGTATTGGTCCACTTAAATTTGTACCTGTCATACCAGTACCTGCTACAATTGCAGTTAAGTCACCAGTTGCTGACCCTAATGCAACCCAACTAGATCCATCATGATATTTTAATTTGTTACTATCGCCGGTATCAACATATAATGCCCCGATAGAAGCAGTTGGCGCCGACCCGCTTGCGAACACTCGCATATTTTGCAACACATTGTTGTTTATATCGAGATTACATAAATATTTTAAAGCCATAGTTTTTTTGTTTTATTTTAATTTGTTAGTTTAAATATGCTTTACCAGAGTTTGCACTTGATAAAGTCACTGTTACATTATTTGCGTCTATATATTCTACTTCTCCTTGAACTTGATCACCTGTAGGTAAAACTATTGTTACAGAAGGATTTTTATTTAAGTTATGGTTAATAGACCATGTAGTCGCTACGCTAGCTTGGTAATGTATATAATTTAAATCTTTCTTTTTACTTGTTATAGTATAATATTGATTATTAATTAAACTACCATTGCCGCTTTTATAAGTTATAGCCAGTGTGTAAAAATTACTATCACCAGCTAAATTTGTTAAAGTGTCTAAGCTATAAATACCAAAAACATTTGGATTATCTATAGATGTTATTGTTATTTCAGTAGAGATCCAAGTATCTATAAGATTTACTCTAGTATTTACAGTATCACCGTAATTATATTTACTAGCTATAATTGATGTTAATCCATTAAATGCAACTTCATCAGCAGATGCTGTTGCAAAAGATAGACTACCCTTCTTTCTTCCGCCAGTCATTTTAGAATCAAAGAAATAAGAAACCATCGGCGCACCTAGATTATTAAAGTAAGTTATAGACTTACCTAAAGCATCTAAAGAATATTGTTTTGTGGCCCCGCCCTGGTCAGAACCCAATAATAAATCTGATTTTGATGGATCGGAATCTATTGGATACTTATTAATTCTAGCCATTTATTTTTTGAATATACTTGTTACCTTTTCTCCACTACGTCCGCCGAAATACGCTAATACAACAGCCATCATTACTTTTTCAAAAGTATCATTCCATGTAACTCCTATATTAAAAGGTATTGACTCTACACTATCTAATATACCAGCTAAAGAAAATATTACAATACACCATACTAAAACTAGTGGGCGTACATTTTTTGAAAGCCAAGAATCAGATGCAGCGTCTGCTTGCCATCTCGAAGTTATAGCTTCTATTTCTTTATTTTGTTGTTCGTATATTAATTGTTGAAGTTTAATTTTATCGTCATTACTAGCGTCTGATTTGCCAATAGCAGATATAGCTTCCTCTGGGGAAGTAACCCCTTTTAGAACATTACCCAAAGTTGGGTTAATTACAGAGGCCGCGCCAAATAAAAGTTGCCCTACGGTTGTATCTTTAAATTTCTTTTTACTCATTTTTTAAGGGTTTTTCTATAACATATTTAGCTCCAGGAAATGTATAATCAAAACCAGGATACATAACTTTAGTATAGCCTCTATCATCTATACCTAAAACTTTATGTTCTACACCTTTCATTGTTATTTTATTTCCTTTAATTATATTATAAGGGTTATGTCTGTCTGGACTATCTTTTAAATATCCTTTTATTGAGAAGCTCATTACTTGCCTCTTTTAGCTCTATTCTTAATTCTTTTTTCAAGCCTCTTCTTTTTCTTTTCGCTTATACCTTTTCTGTTAAGCTTACCTTGAAGTCTTCTAGTTCTATTTGATGTAGTACTTCCGTCGCCAAAACCATGTTTTTCATACAATCTTCTAGTTCTATTATCCATATACTTACCAGCCTCAATATCAATATTTCTTGGCATTTGGCCTACATCAGCTGCGGCCATTGCGTCATATAACTCTGGAGAACCTGCAGTATAGCCACCTTCGTTAATTAATTTACTTTCAAGTGCTTTATATTCATCAGCATTAAGTGGTCTTCCTGAAGTACCTTGATTATGCTGACCTAAATTAACACCCATCATATTTCTTGTATGTGGGGAATCTTCAGCTAAATTAAATACTGAAAGATCTGAATCTGTAGCTCCTGATAAAATTGCTAAATCTTCAGCTCCAGGCTCCATACCTCTTCTTATAGCTCTTCTAACTCTTCTATTAGCTGCTGCTCTTTTTCTTTCTGATGATCTACCTATAACATTAATCATTCTTTGATTACGTCTTGCTTGGTGAGGAGTTAATATATTTGTATCTCTACCTTCATATGATCTTGAAAAGCTTTCTTGGTGCATTTGATCATCTCCACCACCCTCAGCACAATCACATGTTTGAGTTGCTTCATTCCATACAGGTGTTGAACCATCAGCACAAGCCTCATATTCAGAACAACGATCAAATTGGTCATCTGGCAACCTATCACAATTTACTTCTGGACAAGTTGGGCTAGTACCGCTTTCTACACCTTCACAACATTTTGCCCATTTATCTACGTCATCTCTTCTTGAAGCGTTAACTAAAACATCATCAGCCCCTTCTAGCTCTTGGTCTAGAGTTACTCCACCTGCACCTATATTTATATTTGATTCTACATTAGGATCATCAATACGTTGTAAAAATGGAGTTTCACCCCATAGGTCATTACCTTGCCCGTCTCCGGCGAATCTAGGATTGACCGGCATGATTTGTCTGTTGTGCCCTAATTTAAGAGAGCCTCTTTTCATTCTAAAAGCCATAATTTATTTATTCTGTTGTTTCTATTGGTTTACCACACCTACCTTTTTTCTCATCCCAGGCTCTACCTAGTTCTGAGCAAGCTGATTTTGCTTTTTCTAATTTAGCAGCTTCTTCCGCGTCTATTTTAGCATGTTCATTATCTCTACATTCTTGGTGCTTCATTCCTTCTAATCCTCCGCAAGGATCTATTGGTTCATTTTCGTTTTGACATTTTTTTAATGCAAGACCTTTAAGACCTTGCTCAATACAACTTTTTCCTTCGCTTGCTGCTTCAGCTGCTTCAGTAGTTGCACCTATACCCATTCCAGCTTCCATTGCGCCCATTATATTTGTAAAGCCTAAACCTGCAGCAGCGCCAGCGCCATGTACCAAATTTGCGTCAGCCTGTTTTATTGGCGAAACACTATCTACCATGCCTGGGCGAATTACATTGTTATATCTTAATTTAAATGCCATAATTTAGTTTGTTATGCGTTACCGTACGCGCGTTGTTTTGCTGATGCTTCCCAAGGAAATCTTCCATCGCCTTCTTTTAGCCATTTACCTTTCCAAAGAATTTTACCATTACCTCTAGGATAACTATTTCCATTCCAAATAACTTCATTGTCATTGTAACTTAGTTTACCTGTTTTCATGTCTTCTTGGTGTTTAAGCTCCTCCTTAACAGCATATGCCTGTCTAGCCGGCGAAGCGTCTTCACTTACAAATATAGTACCATCCATATTAGCTTCAGCTACAACACCTGGCTCTAATTTTTTTTCAATTACAGGATGACTGCTTCTTTGCTTAAATGGTGAATTAAGTTGTATATAAGTCATTTTATCCTTTAGCTACCTTTTTTGCAGCTTTTTTGCCAGCTCTAGCTATTTTACGCTTTGCTTTTCTTTCTGCTCTTCTTTTTAGTTTTTCAACTTTTGGATTTGGTGATGCACCAGTTTCTGGATCAGGCACACCATACCCACCAGCTTTTTCAATTTTATCTTCAAGCCACATTTCTACATCTTTACTTGCTTCAAACTCAGCTGTTTCTACAGGGTCTACACCTAGTTGTTTTACTGGGCTTCCTGTTGCATTTCCGCCACCCGATCCATCTAGTGGAGATTTTGGTGAATTATTAAATAAGTATGATTCAGGTTTAGTTGCTATAGGCATATTTCCAGCAGGAGTAGTTACAACACCACCTTCTGCTTTAATATTTTGCTCACCCTCACCTTGGCCAATACCAGACATAGCCGACCTTACTCTCATTGTTATCGGTATATTTGCTGTTCCTTTTGTTCCCATGTTATTTATTGTTAATTTTTAATTTATAGTATGCGGTGGGTTAACACCTTTTTTGTTAAAATAGTTTTCTCTTTCTTCTTTACTCATCGAAGCCCATTTTGCTAATCCTAGCCCACCAGCTGGGAAAAGATAATTGTGCTCTCTATGAGGGCCACTATAATATGCTTTCATTGCATCTTGATCTTTAATACTAGGAATATCCCCACTACCCTTTAAACTATCTGTAACTCTGCGCATTTCAGAAAGATAGTTTTGTGTAAGTTTATAATCATAAGGGCCAGTGTGAAAAAATTCTTCTTCTGACATTTCTTCACCCTCTATTTTTTTTTTAGTTTCACCGTCATCAGCTACTAAATACTCATCACCTCCTATAAACTTATTTTTTTTTTTAACTTGTTTAATAGGGGCAGTACCACCTGTTTGTAATTCTGGTTTTGGTTTTGTAATATTTTCAACAAAATTTTGCGCCGCATCACCAACTTTTGACATTACTGATTTAACTTTTGGATGCTTTGATACTGCAACTAAAGCGGGACCTGCTACACCGAATGCTGCTCCTTTTAGGAAAGTTGATGCTGCATTTTTCCAGCCATTAGCTTTTTCAGTAACTGGTTTAACAGTAGTAGTTTCATCTTGTTTCCAATTTCTCCTTGTATACTCATCTCTTCTTTCTTGAGTATTTAAAGGATAGTCCTTCATTTTTTTAGCCTTAACCTTAGGTTTAGACCTTATATCTTTAAATGTTTGTAGCAATGGAGACGGTACAGGAAGAGCCGTTGGGCTTTCGTCTAGTTGTTTAGTCGCAGCTACATTTTTATGTGGTTGTTGATAAGCCATGATTAATTAGTTTTATTTGTTATCCTTTAGTCCAGTAAGCATACTCAAGCACAGCTGTACCAGCAGCTGATTTAGCTCTAACCCCTTGAGCTGCTTTTATTGGGAAAAAGCATATTTCGGTAGGGCTTAAATCTGAAAACGCCTGCGTTCCATTTATTGTCTCTAAAACAACTGTCTGAGTTGAATCAGTGTTTTTAGCATAAAAATACACTATATCAGTTGATGACGTAGGAACTAAGTTTGTTGCAGCTGTTGTTAAAACAGCATTTGATATACCAACAGAAGGATTAGTAGTTGTCAAAGTATCAGTTACAGATAAACCTAAAGTTTCGTTTGCTGAAACAGTTGTACTATCTAATGTTAATTTTGCAGTTATTGTTGCCATTTGTTTGTTTGTTTATTATTTATCTATCTTTATCTTTAATCATATCATCTATAGCTTTATTATAAACTTTGTCTGTATATGATTTATTATTATAAAATGTGTTTCGCTCGCTAGTAGGCAAATCTTCCTCAGCAAGTAATATTTTGTATATCCTAGTGATTAATTGTTTACACCGGAAGGATGTTTTGTAAACAGTATATTTAATTGAAGTTCTATTGCGGTGGCGCCATACATCTATCCAACCTTCTCTACGAAGCCTTTCCCATCGGTTTTTATCCCATGAATATGTATATACGCCATCTATAAAATCATTACGCGTAAAATGGGTTTTACAATCTAAATAGATAAGTAATTCCAAATCCGCGTCTTTTAGGCCATAAGTTTTACAGGCCCATTTTCTAACGAGCCTATAATACTTAAGTAATTTTATATCTTTTATATCTTGTGCAGAGAGCTTCATTCTACCAATACTACATCTCCTAAATTTATAACTGTGTATAATTTATCTTTATAGGAAATACCATGACCAGCATGTTTGTCGTAAAAGATAATATCGTCTTTACTAACTCCCAGTACTTTGTCACCCACGCTAATAACTTTAGCTTTTTTGTACCTAACCTCAGTATCTTTAGCTTCTGCTATAACGAGGCCGCCAACTTCTCTTGGCTCCTCTTTTATCTTTTCTATTATTATATAGTAGTTTATTGCCTTCATTCTTCTCTTACATTTGAAATTACACAATCTGCAGAGATAATTGTTTTTGCAACAGATACCGCATTTTTCAATGCTGACTTGGTAACTAATAGCGGATCGATAATACCTGCTTTAATCATATTCTTAGTACAACCACAAGTTACATCAATTCCTGTTCCCTCTTCATAAGTATGTTTTGCTCTTTCAGCCATATTAGCATTTTCTAATACTTTTATAAATGGGGCTTGAATTGCATTTATTAATATAGTCTCTCCTCCTCCTTTATGGAATTCTATCCTTTCAGCAGCATTTAATAGTGCAACACCACCGCCTGGGACTATACCTTCTTCAATTGCAGCTTTTGTCGCATATAAAGCATCTTCTACTCTATCTTTTTTCTCTTTTAACTCAACTTTTGAGTATGCACCTACTTTTATAATACCAACTAAGCCAGAAAGCATAGCCAATCTTTTTTGATGTAGGCCTTTCCAAAATTTATCTTTGGTTTCCTTGATCTTTTTTTCTACTACTTTGATCCTTTCTTCAAAAAGCTTAGGATCTTTGTCTACAGTAAGCACAGTAGATTTTTTATCTGTTACAGATTTTTTAGCTCTACCTAAAACATCAGGGCTAATCATGTCCATATCGTCGCCAAGTTCCTCATCGATAATTTTTGCACCCGTTAATAGTGATAAATCTTCTAAAGTATCTCTTTTTGATGGGCCAAATCCTGGAACATCTATAACATTTACCTTAATATTGCCTTTTACCTTGTTCATTAGCAAAGTTGCAAAAGGTTGTTGCTCTAATTCTGCAATTATAAGCAGTGATTCTTTAGATTTTACTATAAATTCCAAAATACTTTGTATTTTACGTACATTTTGGATGGGAGAATTTACAATTAATATATATGGATTGTCTAAAATTGCTTTATGCTTGTCTTTATCAGTAATTAAATGGGGAGATTTTAATTTACAGTCAGAAAGCTCAACACCATCTACAATTTCGATGTGATCTTGCTCAGTTTCTGAGGTTTCCATTAAAACTACGCCATTTTTACCTACTTTTCCGTAAGCTTCTGCAATTAAATCGCCCAATTTTTCGTCATTATTACAAGAAATTCTTGCAACATGCTTAATCATCTTCTCATCTGCGGGTTTTTTAATTTTTTCTAGGTATTCTAGTACCTTTTCTAAAGAAAAATCTATGCCTTTTTTGATATGTCTAATATCTTCGAAGCCATCATACTCTTCATATTCTTTTAAAATGGAGTGAGCAAGGATAGTAGCCGTAGTGGTACCATCCCCTGCTTCTTCCACTGTATTACTAGCAGCTTCTTTTATTAAAGTAGCTCCTATATGTTCGACCGGGTCTCTTAAGACTACGCTTTCCGCAACGGTTACTCCGTCTTTTGTAATTACCGGCCGACCCATGGTGTCTTCATAAACAACACATCTTCCCGATGCTCCTAATGTTGAGCCAACTGCTTTGGCTAACTTAGTAACACCGTTCATGATTTTTTTCCTAGCCTTTTTATTAAAGCTAAGATCTTTAACTATATTGTTAGGGTTATTATAATTCATTATATTAAATTGTATTTATGTGGTTTATTAAAATGTTTTTACTACTGTAGGCCCTTTTAAATAATCTAATTTCCTTTTGTAGTGTTCTACTGATCCATCAATAGCGGCTTCTGCGCCTTCTACTGTTTCTCTACGTGTAACATCGTGCCATAAATCTTCTTTTTCTAGATCTTTGTACTCTGTTTGGTAAAATCCATTTGGTAATTGGGTTATTCTCCAGTTTTTCTTTTCTGAAATATGTTTCCAACCATTAATGGTTTCATCGGATACTTGTGGTTGACTAGTCCACGTTCTAGTCGAATAAAATAGTGTCATTGGTTTTGGTTTTAATGATTAATAAAAAATAGATATAAGGCGCCAATTAAGACGCCCTAATCTAAAAAGGTTTTGTAACTTACGATACAACTACTGCTGAAGGATCTATTGAGTCAGTATCAATATCTACTGCTACTAACTTTAGTTCTGAATCAGCCATTAGCGTATTATAAGCGGTTTGAAAAGCTTCGATAGCTTTCCAGTCTGCTACTCCAGCAACTGTAATACTTACTAGTCTACCACCACTGTTACTACATGTAACTGTAGTTGCATTATGCAAAGACTGCCCAAAATTAGTTGTACTATCTACTGATAAATAGTGCGTATAAGATTGACCACTTGCTAAAACTGTAAAGGATAATTGCTTTTTTCCGTAATTTGCCATGATTAATTGTTTTATGTATTATGTATTTGTTTTTGGGTATATCGAATAAGGTATTTGGTGTCAGTAACCATAAGAGCTACTAGTATTTTCGTTTTTGGTACCACCTTCGCCACCACCCCTATTTTTCGATGCTGGTATACACTTTCGTGTGCGATGGTCATAGTCATATCCTTTGCGGCAGTTTTGCTTCTGTGCATCTCTTTTCTTTCTCTTACCCCATTCGCTCATGGCATAGGCTTTGTCGCGTGCGTCCTTAGCTCTACGTGCTGCCGGAGATAATTTCTGTCCCATATCTATTAATATTACATAAGTTTGTAGAAAGTTAAGAAAGTGACGCTAGCCTTATATTATATATATACTTATCCTATATATTATACGAAGTATAATATTATAAGGGCGTAAGGTGACACTAGGGTATTACTTATATACATTATATACCTAACGTCACATATATTGGGAGTTTGGGTTACTCTTCTCTATATACCCTATCCCCTTCAACACAAAGTCATTTCTTTTAACCCACCCCCCTTATCTTTATTTCTTTCCGTCCTCAACCTCAGTCGTTTCCGTGTATAGCATTATTACCTTGTCAACCTAGTTGTCTCTGTCTTCATCCTCGTCTTACACGGTTTATCCAGACATTCGACACTTTGTCATGACACAACGTCACACGATGTATAGCATTTCTACATTCACTAACTACATTTCATTTGCGAATAGTAATTGATAATAATAATGTAACAAATAAATAATAAAGTATGATATTAGTAAATGTAAGTAAGAGAGGTACATTAAAATTCCAACTAAAAGATGGTAGACATGTATTGAGTTATAATTCTGGATATGTCAGAATGGATAGTGGTAGAAGTGATAGACTTTACCAACTAAATAAAGTAAGAAGAATTGAATTTCCAAATAGTACTTTTTATACATATGAAAGAGTTTTAATTCCTTGTCCTAAACAAAGATATAAATACCTATTAAACTTTGAAATGAGAAATTGTAAATAATTTACATTTGTAAACATTGAGAGTTAGAGGTATACATATGTAAACAAATTAGTAAGTAAACAAAATTACTACTTTTACAAACCAAATGCGAACTAAATAAGATAATAATAATAAATAAGTAAATTAAATCTAAAGTTATGAAAACTAAACAATTAAGTAAGACAATTGCTAAACTGTCTCAAAAAGAATTAGCAGAAATTTTCCCGCCAATTACAAGAAAAAACTTTGTTGTAAGAAAATCTTGGCTAGGTAGAAACCAGATTATAACATTTGTTAACAATAAAAACGTTAAAATCACTTATAATCATGATGAAGTTTTAAAGGTAATGTTGCCAAAACTAAACATAATGCCTTGCTGGATTAAGCGTGGTTATTGGAGTCAATCAACTGACATGCCAACTAATGTTAGAGATATTGTACTTGACAGAGTAGAATTATCTTAAAACAACTGATATGACGGTCTTTAGGTGAGTTCGATTCTCACCATATCAACTAACAATTAAAATTAAATAAAATGAAAAGAAAATTTCAACACTATGTGATTACTACATTTTTAGTGTCACTGGCAACACTGGCTTTATCAGGAATTATAATGATTTCTTATCACCTAATGTTTAACAACCCAACAATAACTTTTGGAGGATGGTAAGAAATGAATATAATGGGTGGACAAATTATGCCACGTGGAGAGTAAATTTAGAGATATTTGATAATTACCAATGGGACGATGAAGAAATTAAGAATCTAACGGTTGATTATCTTGAAGAAATGATAGAAAACTACGTATTTGACCATCATGGTGATATGGGATTAATGGAAAGTTATGCAAGAGCATTTTTAAGTGAAGTAAATTATTACGAAATAAAACAAGAAATATTAGAAGATTATGAAAATGAAAAAAAATATAATAGATGAAATGGTGTTTGACACCAAAAATGACAGATGGATATTCTTAAGTGACCTAGATTCTGGTGAATTTGAATATAATAATAAATTGGTGAAAGTATTTACTACTGATAGAGGATATAAATTTTTCCAAACTAATTGGGGAAATACTCAAATATCTTCAATATCTTGGCAAAATTGTAAAGATATTATTAAAGATAGAACAGAAAATGCAGAACATTATGCAAAATTAGAACAATTAAGTTCAGATACTCTTGCAGAAATGTATAAAAATAACCATAATAACTGGACAGGAGATTAAAATATGAAAAGAGATTTATATAGATTTGCAAAAGCAAGAAAATACGGTGAAAGAATTATATTGTGGGAAGACGAATGGTATAGAAAATACAATAAAAATTACAATGTAAGTGCGAAACTAAATGGATAATATAATTGTATGAGATGTAAATGTAAAAATATAATTCCACAAGGTAGATTGCGATTAGGTTATAAAACTTGTGTAAATTGTTCAACAGTAGAAATGCATAGTTATATACCTATAATAGCAAATAAACAAATACAAGAATTGCAAATAGTTTCGCCATCACTATCTGCGTTAGTACATAAATCATGGCGTAGAAAATAGAGAAATGATACAATTAATATTAAGTGACATTAGGTTTTTAATACTACAGTATAAAGACGGTAAAATAGAAATAAAAGAATTATTAAATAAATTAGAAGAATTAATAAATGAATACAATTAAATTTACAAGTAAAACAACATTAAAATTAAATGGTGTTGAGTATGGTGGATATGAATTAGGTGAAATACCACCAAGTTTTGGATACAAAGAAAAATTTGATGGCGTGAATGAACACGGTGAAGACAAATTTAAATATGGTATTAACCAATGGTTTAATTATAAAGGATTAACATGGGTAATAAAGTAATAAAAGTAATACAATATGTCTTAGTAGGTGGAATATGTTTTATATTAGGTATATTTTATACATTTTATAAAATTGACCAAAGAGTATGGGACGAAACCATTAATAAAGCATGGGACATAGAAAATAGAGCAATGAATTTTCCAGAGAAATCTTGTTATAATTGGCAAGATATTGAACTAATAATCTTTGGTGAAATACAAGAATAAGCTAGACGAGTAGGTTAATAGGTATGATTAAAGGCGTAATCCTGACGAAGGTGAGAAAAACGGCTCGATGATTACACATAACTGAATTGCTAGCACTTGACCGGAAGCGCAATAGCGACTCGAGGTTGGATAACTAGGTATGGCGTGGAGAAGGCATAAAGAGTATAAGTCTAGGTAGCGTGCACGCAAGTGCAAACGGGAGCATCTCAGCTGATTATCCCACTAACTACTGACGAGTAAAGAGGTTCGATTCCTCTTCTAGTTGCTAAAATTAATAAATTATGAGTGTGACAAAAGAAATAGATAGAATTGCAGGTGAAATAGCCAAAGATTTAGAACCAAAACTATTTGAAATGGTATCATGGGGAATAGATAATACTGATTTAGATGTAGTAGAAGGTGATGAGTTTATAGAGCTAGTGACACACATTAGCAATCAAGTATTAATTAAATTAAAAAATAATATAAATGAGTGATAGCGTAAAAAAGTATTATGAAATGAAGGAAGACGGTGAGTTTAACAACGTAGAATGGGCAAGATACATATGGGTATTAGATTTCGAACGAGGTAAAGTATACAGATATGATATAAGAAGCAGTTGGAACCATGGTGAATGGAATCCAGATTCTGAAAAATGTGAAGAATTTTTAATAAAAATGGGTCACTCAATAGGTAATATAGAATGGATGGTATGTGCTGAAAGCGAAGTATCATACTAATTACAAAGCAAATGCGAATAAAAAACGATAATAAAATAAAACAAATGCAAACATTATATCAAAGACTAAAACCAAATCTTAAAGTTAAACTTAAATACAATTCAATTAAGTACAAAGAAGGTCCAAGACAAGTAATTGCAGAGTTACATAGATTTCATAACTACTCTGAATTAACTGTTGGAACTGTTAAAGACTTGGTATTATATTCAGATATAGATGACAGAAGATGGGACTCTATTGACTGGAGATATGGTGATAAATTATTTAACAATTAAAATAAAGGATTATGAGTAAAAAATTATTAACAGAAGACCTTATTCTCAAAAAATTATTTGATAAAGGCATTAGAGAGCCGGGAACTTTCGAAATTGATGATGTATTAGATGACTTATTAAGTCATTATGGTGCAGAAATAAGAGATGACTGGGGCGGTTCATTTAATATATGGTTTTATACTGAATCAACTACTGATGGGTATGAAGTATATGTTGCAACAGAAAATGAAACTAGCCCATATATTGGCGAAGATGTATATTATTATGAAAATGATTGGCTTGAAAAATTACCTAATGCAATTATTGATGGTTTATCTATCCATTTAGATAATTATCATAGAGATGATTATGCATTTGAAGATGCAATAAATGAGGTATATGATATATATTGGAATGATATGAAAGAAGATGTTGAATCTGAGTTAATCGAAGAAGGTTATAGTTGGCCATCTAAAGATGAATAAACAAAGGGCGTGAAATGGTTAGACATTGGCAATTACTTTTAATCGAAGGAAAAGCAATGTAACGCAGGTTCGATTCCTGCCACGTCCACTAAATGGAGTGTAAGTCGTTCCCGAAAACCGGCCCACCGGAAATCGGGGCATCTCCAAAGAGTAGTAATCGATTTAAAACTAATGCGCTACTCAGGGTTGGTGACTCCCAAGACAAATCACATTAGGGACTAAGTGCCGATATGTGAATCACCTGTAATAAGAAGAGACTGCTGGGGTTTCTTCCCCCTAAAATATAATGGGTTAAAACACGAAGGACGGAATAATATAGTGGCTACTAAGCGGATACGCACAAAACCACAAATTTCTCAACTTGGTAAACGTGAGTCAGGTCAATGAGTTAGATATTAGACCTCAGAAAGCGTGGGTACGTGCACAGTGCCACCCAAAAATACTATAGGTGTGGGCACGCGTGCGGTGCTGTTACTTGACCTGAGAAAAGACGTACAAGCACACCTAAAATATGGCGGGATGGAGCAGATGGTCAGCTCGCGAGCCTCATAAGCTCGAGGTCGTAGGTTCGAATCCTACTCCCGCACCTAAATTAAAATTATGACAACAACTGAAGAAGCACTATTAGTATTAGGTATATTCTTAGCAATATGTTTATTACTAGTGTCTTTAATTAAAGATTAAATATGGGAACACCAACAAGAATGTTCTCTTTTTGGAGAGACACAAATGATTTACACAAACCTATTACTGAAGAATGTGAAATAGTATCAATACCGTTTAGAAGTAATTTAGGACCAGAGCTAATTACTAAAGTAATGAAATCTGGCGAATATGAAATAATTGGTATACAAGAAGATGGTACTTGGACTATAGAAATTATAGCAAGAAAAATAGATAAACCAATATACGAATTTAAAGAAGATTAATATGGGAACAAGAAGTTTAACTAGAGTAATACCTAGACAAGAAGGTCTTAGTTTTAATCAAGGCCATGAAAACGGGGAGTTAGCTTATGTAAATATGTATCGTCACTTTGATGGTTATCCAGAAGGTCACGGCTTAGACTTAGCTGAATTCTTAAAAGATATGAAAATAATAAATGGTATAACCGATGAAGCAGAATTAAATACTCATGCTAATGGAGCAGGGTGTCTTGCGGCACAAATGGTAAAATATTTTAAAGAAGGTCCGGGATATATTAATTTATATCCTACCGATAATGATTACGGGTGGATGGATTATGTTTATACCATTTTTCCTAAAGAAAATGAGCCTTGCTTTATATCTATTTATAGTACGGGTAAAAGAGAATGTATATTTGTGGGTACACCTGAACAATTATTAAAAAAATACAAACCAAATACGGATTAAATACGATAATATAAATGACTAAAAAAGAAATTGAAAAAATATCACAACGAGTAGCAGAACTTATACTTAATCAACTACATGAAGGATTATTGCTAGATATTCAGCCTGATGAAGAAGAAGAATTACTAGCTGAATTAGCAAAATGTATGACTTTAATGGATAAATATTTAAAAGCAGAAGATTACGAAAGATGTGATTTATTACAGAAAAAAATTAAAGCAATAGAATTAAAATTAAAAAACCTATGATGAAACCAATGTTAGCACACAAGTTTGATGATAGTCGAGTTGACTGGTCATTACCTGTGTATATACAACCAAAACTAGATGGCGTTCGCTGTCTATTTACTAAAGATGGTGCGTATTCTCGTACCGGTAAAGAATTTATGAATGTATCTCACTTGAGAACTACATTGCTGCCGTTTTTTAGGCAACACCCAGACGTTGTGCTTGACGGTGAATTATATAATCATGAACTTAAACATGATTTTGAAAAGATTATTTCATTAGTTCGTAAGCAAAAGCCTAC